GTCACTGTTAACAGGGACGCTCTTGAACGAATTGAGTCTTACTTTTCTGCGAAACAAATTGTTGCTCATATCATCCTTCTTAGAGAAATTGGAAAAAAGATATCGGTCCTCAAAACTGAAATCGACCCTGACAATAGAATACGAACCTCTTACAACATCGGAGGAACAACTACTGGAAGACTATCTTCAAGCTTTTCTGAATTTGGAACTGGAACCAACCTTCAAAATATTGAGGAAACCCTTAGGTCAGTCTTCATAGCTGATAAGGGAATGAAGATGGCCTACATCGATGCGCAGCAAGGTGAGAGCCGCGCGGTCGGGGCCATTGAATGGAACCTTTTCAAAGATGGGAGATATCTAGATGCTTGCGAAACTGGAGACCTACATACAACAGTGGCAAAAATCTGTTGGCCCAGATTGGGTTGGTGTGGTGACCTCCGTAAAGATCGAGAGCTTGCAGAGCAACCTTACTACCGTCATTACGATAGAAGGTTTATGTGCAAGAAGATCGGCCATGGAAGCAATTATGGAGGAAAACCCAAGACTCTTTCAGAGGAAGCCAAAGTTGACATTGACGTAATCGAAGACTTCCAACCCAAATACTTCCTTGCTTTCCCTGCCCATCTACGATGGCATGCAAACGTCGATCAGCGACTACGCAACGATGGTTACCTCATCACTCTCACTGGACGAAAGCGATGGTTCTTTGGTCGTCGCAACGATCCCGCCACCTTACGAGAGGCAATCGCTTACGACCCACAAGGTTCTCTCGCTGACATACTCAATCGGGGTATGTTAAATCTCTGGCGCCATCGAGTCTGCACCCTCTTGATGCAAATCCATGACGCAGTTCTAATTCAATATCCAGAGGAACAAGAAGACGAAGTCATTCCTAAGGTTTTAAAGCTCCTTGAATATCCCATCAAACTCAATCATGGTCGGGACTTCGTAATCCCTTACGATTGCAAAGTCGGCTGGAATTGGGGACACCATTCGAAAGAAAATCCTGATGGTCTTAAAACCTACAAGCCTGGCGATGAACGGAAAAGGACGCCGCAAGTGTCAATCTTGGATAGAAAGTTTTATTAACTTTTCTAGCAACGTTGAGTCGGCGCACATCTTCCGTAAGTGGGCTGCGATCACAACCATCGCCGCAACCTTGGAGCAGAAGGTATGGTTCACCACGAGCGCGCAGTTGTTTCCCAACCTGTATACATTCTTAATTGGCCATCCTGGAGTGGGAAAGACGAGGACTATTACTGCTGCATCAAAGTTCATCATGGAACTTCCGGAACCGCATATAGCGCCAACCTCCATGACGATGGCCTCTATGACGGATTGTCTAGTGGAATCAAAACGTTCCATTCATCGATTACCAGACCCACCACTTGAATACAATTCGATGTACATTATGGCTGACGAACTATCAGCTTTTATGCATGAATACAACCTCGAAATGATTGGGGGTCTCACCACCTTCTACGACGTAGTTGCCCTTCCTTACGGACAGTACCGTCGAGGCAAGGAAATAAAGATTCGAATTAAACGCCCTCAACTAAGCATCCTTGTAGGCTCAACACCAAGTAACCTTGTTAAGTTCATTCCTGAAATAGCTTGGGATCAAGGCTTTTGCAGTCGAGTAATCCTCATCTATTCTGACGAACGTCCGATGATGGATATCTTTGAGAATCCTTTTAGGGAACTTCCACCAGATATGGTTCATGATCTAAAGATGATCAATGGTTTGGTGGGAGGGTTCCGTGCGGAAATTCAATATCGGAAGGAAGTTAACGACTGGCGAGCTAGTGGTCTTCCTCCCACTCCTACTCACCCTAAGCTTAGTCATTATAATACACGTCGCCTTACTCATCTTCTCAAGCTTTCAATGATTGCCAGTATCGATAGAGACAACGAGCTAATCCTAACCGTCGATGACTTTAACACCGCCAAGGGATGGCTGCTGGAAGCCGAGTCCTATATGTCTGATATCTTCCAAGCTGGCGCTCCTGGTGCCGATGCGAAAGCAATGGATGAAATCGTCCACTATATCCGCGCTGTGGATATGGGCAAGGGCGTTGCGGAACATAAGATAAATAAATTCGCAGCCGACAGAGTTCCGCTTCATACTCTATGGCGGATAGTTAACATCATGGAATCAACAGGGATGATTAAAGCTGTGTCGATTGACACAAAGACTGGAACAAAGAATTGGTCAGCTATTTAGTCTTTCTCTTATATGGAATATTCAAAGCATCCTCAACAGTATGCAATCTTGCCCTTGTCTCTCTAGCGTACTCCTCAATCCGTAAGGTCCGCTGATCCATTCCATCGATCTTAACATTCTGCGTTGCGTCGACAATTGACTTGTCATTAAGAGTATGGACAATGCTAGCTAAAGTTCCAAGAGCTTTGTCCTGTGAATCAAGTCGGTAAGTGAAGAGTGTGTGATCACTCTTTATCTGATACCATCCACCAATCGCAACAGCAATGAAAGTAATCACGGTCAAGATATGACCTAGCGTGATAGTATTGTCGTACTTAGGTACCGCGCGCTCGATCATAGCACTGGCCTTTCTAAAAAAGCGGGGAGCCTCCTTAGACTCCCCAGTCTGGGAGGAACTACGGAGCCATCTCGTCTGGAGTGGGCTGAGCCGCAGCAGCTTCGAACTCAGCGTCGATCCTTGCCTCAAGAGCGTCGAGAGCGTCTAACTGCTCCTGTGTAATTGCGTCATTGCTACGCAAAGCGGAGACAATGTTTTGGATCAGCGGCGCCACGTCCTGCACCTCCTTGATGATCGTCGGCAACCATTGTTCCAACGTAGTGATGACAGTCATGATGGATGCAGGAGTTCCAAGCGAACCTGCAATCTGTCCAATCAGACTGAGAAGGACTGGTAAGACTGCACTCATTGTCCGACTCCTGTGATGTGGTATTGATCAGCTATGCCTTGTAGCGTGTGGGTTGCGGCGACTAGCGCATCATAGACACCTTGCGCTCCGATTGCGTCGGGGTGATCTTTGAGGTACTGCGTAAGATTATTCCTCGCCACCCTTCCAGAACGCACGGCAGGGACAATAGCGTTGATAGCACTCTTCGAGCAGCCTTGTGTCGTCGGAGCTTTCTTGCAGAAGCTGATGTAGTTTGTCGCAGACACCTCGAGCGCATCGAAGGAGTTCCTAGCAACATACACCGCAGCCGGCGATACTGACGCACCTGTGATTACGTTCCAAGTGCTTTGCAGTTCCGTGCAGCCAGCAAGGCTGAGAGCCACAGCGAAGGCAAGAAGGATTTTTCTCATTGAGTCACCTGCTTGTTAGGCGTGGCCCAAACAATCACAGCCACGATCAGTGCCGCTACAGCAGTCTTCACATCATCCGGCACAGAGATGTGAAAGAAGTTTAGGGCTACGTTAGCGAGTAGAGAAACCACACCACCAGCAATAGCCTTGTCGATAGTTGTCAACATCAATTATCCTCCGCTGAGTAGTTAAGATCAGTCGCTATCCGTCGAGTCCAGCCCTTGCCAAACAGCGACCACGTTTTGAGGCTGGTATAGAAGTTGAGTCTCTGTGCAGCGAAGCGCATTAACACATCATTCACGTCCATCTCTTTAAGCTTGGCTGCGCTGACTGGTCCCCAACGTCCGTCATCGGCAACGCCAATCGCTGCTTGCAGCTTGCGGATTGACGTTCCCACACCTGCGTTGACACCGAAGTCGAACGCTTGGAATTTAATCGCTGGGTGTACGTCGTCGCCAAGGATGTTCCAGTAGTCTTCTAGGTAGATTTGCTTGGCGAACTCCTTTGGCATATCTTTCATATCGCCGGTGTAGCCATGAGCCCTGGCTTCTTTAACTATGATCCCCCAACAAGTCTCGCCACCGGGATCGCCAGGGTCGTTGGAGTAGTGTCCCTCGTTGCCGAGAAGACGATCGAAGGCTTGGTCGAAGTTCATTTCTCACCTCTTATATGTCTGAACCATTTCTCTGGTGTAGCAGAATGGCCTTTAGTTCTTCCGTAGCGCAACCCAACACCAGTCTGCCATAGATTTCTTGGGCGCTCTCTTCCAATGTATCTATTGTATATGTACTCCATTACCTTCCCTTCTTGTGCGTTAGCTAGGCCAGTCAACGCACCGAAGGCTGTGACGCCGTGAGCAATCATGCTTCCTCTGTGTTGCTTCGAGAAAGCGTTCTCTCTACGGAGGTCACGTATCAGATCAGTGGCATCCTTCGCAGCAGTGGACATAAGACCTAGCGTTGGGTCCCTGCCTTCTTCGATTGCGTAGGTAAGGTCTCGAATACCGATCCAAGAAGAAGTCGTGCCTCTAATAAGAACCTCAGCTGCTTTCTTACCCCAAGACTTCTTCTCTTTGTTAGTTGCTGGGCTAACCATTTCCTCAATGATTGCCGGAGCAATGATATAAGAGAAGAGCATAACACCAAGGCGAGGCAGTTGCTTTCCTGCTTCGGCAAGCTCTCCTTGCATTGCCAATGACAGAGTGTCTTTGGATCGCCAAGCTAGCTCGTACTGGCGATTGAGGATATGGCTAAAGAATCCGTAGAGGCTTGTCATCCACTGACCCATAGGACCAGTGCGCATGATTGCTGGACGGTTAGTGATTGCCATCGATCCATGAGCGTTACGCACAGCACGATCAGCTTCAAACACAGCGTTGCCATGAATACCATGTGCAAGCATTGACTTCTCGTACTGCGCGATCCAAGTCGGTACCGCAGACATAAGGTCCGACAATGCCACAGGCGTTGCGGCTAGCTTAATCATAACCTGTCGCCAAGACCTTTCGCCAAGGACTTCTTGATGAGCGCCGGTGATAGTCTCTTGATAAGTTCTCACTCTCTGCTGTAGTTCCTCAGACCCTTTCCAAACCTTACCATCAGGCAGGATCATCCCACCACCATGCATAGCAAAGTTCCAATTTGAATCCGCAACGCGTTCGCTCTTTGAGAACATGGTGGCGAAAGCTTTGGCGAAGTTGATAGGGCCAACCTCTGTAATGGAGTTCATTGCCGCAGTTGGTCCGTGCTTTAGCACAGTTCCAGGATTGAAACCAATCAACGTACTGATGATATTCTGCCGAGCAAATTCTAACCACTGTGTTCCAATCCTCTGTGCGTCAGAGCGATAGCCGGCTGCACCAGCAACGTCTCGGAGCCAAGGATCGAACAGTTTCTCATATACCTCACCGTAGTGGTTGATGACAGCTTGCTTCACATCGTTGTGTCTAAATAACTTCCCTGTGTTAACAACTGCCTCACGCATATTCATATCGTGAATCATTTGCTTGATTGTAAATGGAATAGCATCAAGGTCGAGGCTGACTGGACCAACATATCCAGTGCGTTTCTTCATGTAGCTGTTGGCGGTGGAAGCGTTTAGGTACTGTGGGTCCATCAAATCGTCAGACCCACGAAGGCGCTTGCTCTTTTGCGGAAGCCTGTGATCGTAGGTGACACGGTTGTACCAACCTTTATACGTTCCAAACTTGGTGACGACAGGACGAATTACAATGTCCTCGCCAGGAACCATCGACATTAACTCGTACCGATTGTCAGCTTCCTTCTTAAGCTCACCAAACATATCCCCTTGCTTCTGTGCCCAATCCCAATCCTCTTTCTTCGCATGGGTATTAAGCCAATCCATTAACTGCGCTGGCTCAATGTTGTAGCCTTCGGTAATCTTCTTCATACCGCTATCGCTACCGACGTACATCATTGCAGCGCGAAGATTCTTTCGAGTAAGACTAAAGGCATAGCCCTCTTGTGGATGGCGGAATAGATCGTTCTCGATCTTCTCGTTTAGATTAACTCTATCTCTAATGGCAAGGAGCTTCTCGCTATAGACTCTCTCCATCGTCCTGGTAGCAAGCGCAGCCTCAATCATTGGGCGGGCAATCCATTGCGTCCATACCCCTTGCGGATCGCCACGATCGAACCTTCTAAACAAAGCTTCTAACTGCAAGTGAGATGCAAAGTAAGTACGCAAAGCACGAGTCAGCTTACTCGTGGAGGTCTTTTGCATATCAATCTTTTTAAGTGGCATATCAGAGATGGTCTCGGCAAGCTCACCTGCCTTAAGATCGAGGTCGGCTTTCTCACCTTCCTTAAACACCAGCTTCTCGTCTCGACCATTCTTAATCAAGGATTCAAGAGAGTAATGTAGCTGCTTGAATTCCTCTGTTGATAGAGTATCTAGCTTACCTTTGAAAGCAGGGTCCTGCAAGAACTCCGCAACTTCTAAGGGCTGGCGTTGCCTCTCCTGCTTATAGTTAACAAAGTCTTCAAGCGTCTTGAACCCGCTTCTATTAACTGCCTGTTCTAAATCCTGCACAGTCCTTTTAACACCAATACCAAGGTTCATCATTATCTGATGGATGAAGTTAGTGTAAGGGATATCGACGCCAGAAACATCTCTGGCAGAGAACCTCTTGGTATTCTTCTTGAATTTCTTGTCTAATTTCTCGAGCTTCTTCGCTTCTTTGGCGAATAGCATTGCCATGTATTGTTCTTGTCGAGCCTTGAGAGCCTCGATATGATCGTCGAATAAATGCTCTGCAACAATCCTTCGCCAAGCCTTGCCAGAGGCTGTGATATACTTATCGTAAGAGTGACTAGCGTATGGAGCCTCATTGAACTTCTCTCTGATCCATCCATCCAATTGCTCTTTGGTAATCGGTAACTGAACGTCACCGGCGCGGACTATAGCAGGACCATCAGGGCCCATGACGATCTTGACGCCAGCTTTAGATGCAAGGCCAAGAACTTCCTCATGGAGAATTCCAAGTTGCCCTTCGGAGGTGATATGATCCTCAGCCTCTTCGAGAACGTTCTTTTGGAAGTCGCCATATCGCTCTTCCATCAATCGCTTAGTCTCATCGCCAATAAGCTTTCGTCTAAAGTCCATTGGGCGAGTGGTACCTCTTGCCTTGTCAAAGGCAGCGAGGTGCTCAATCATGATATCGCCAGAGGGATAACCGAATAGAGTGGCAACGTCGTTAGGATGCATACCCTCGTTGACTTGGTATTTCTCTGGTAGCTTCTTCCGTTGCTCAGCTGTGAGAGTGTTGCGACCGATCTTTCGAACCTTTGGAAGCTTCTCACCAGAGAGCATCCCGTTGCGAAGGAACTCATCGGCAGCGATATCAGGACGGTTCTCAAGCTTGGTGATTACCTCAGCACGAACCTCAGCCTCATGTGCTTTCCACTCTGGCGTAAGCCTCTTCTTCGCAGCCTCTTGCTCACGCTTTAGCTGCGCTTCCCTTTCGGCAATGGTCTGCGCAGCGATCTTCTTTAGATGCGCTTTGTATTCCTTGGCGTTCATGCCTAAGGCTTTAGCGCCTTCGAATACGTCCTTGTCCTCTAGGCGAGTAACGTCAAGTTCTAGTTGCTTCGCCTCAGTGGTTGGCTTGCCTGTCGGTTCAGGTGGAGCTTCATCAGGCCTTCTAATCTTAACTTCTCTTTCTTCGCCAGGACCTTTTCTAACGTCAAGGCCAGCATAGGTCTTAGCCTTTGGGAACTCCTTGATCAGTTGCCGTTCCAGATTGTAAGCTGTCAGTGGATCGAGAGGCTTGTCAGTCTCTATGTTATTGATGTAAAGCCTCTGTCCATCAGCCTCTTCGCTAATATCGACCTTCCCAACAGCCTTGCCTTCGGCATCGAGTATATCGAAGAAGTGTTCAGGCTGATCTTCTACAACCTTCGTCCTTGTCCTTTGAAGTCGATAGCCAAGTTTGTCAGAGACAGGCTCAATCTCCGCAGCCTTCCTCACAGTCTCAATAGCTTGCTGCGTCTGATCAGTAAGTGGTAGCTGAAACTGTTCCTCAGTCTTTGCCTTGGCTAACGCTTCCGCTTCGTTTGTCGATAGTGACCCTTTCACTGGCGAGATAGAATCATGTAGAAGCTCAAACAAGTCCTTGTTCTTCTCATCGGCCATGTTCCTTAGCCAAACAGAAAATGGGACTTCCACCTTGCCGTTGTGCGTACCAGCAACAGCCATCTGCTCAGGGAGACCTGGAATCCAGCTTAGCTTTCCGTCAGGATCAGTGAATGGTGTTTCGCCATAGAGTTGCTTAACAGCGTCTGCGTCTATCTCAATCGATCGACTTGGAAACTGCTCTGCAAAGGCTTGCCCATGGTCAGGCGAACGTTGGACTGTGTTGGTCTTGCTATAGGAATCAAGCAGGTCGTCAAGCTGCTTCATATTATCTTTTGCTTCGTCCTTCTTTATCGCATCGATTTTGGGATCAATGCCAGGAACAGGCTCCTTACCTGCCTTACGATACAGTGAGACAGCAGAGATAAACCTCTGTGCTTCAGCAGCACCTTTGCTTGTCAGCGCTTCGCCAAGGGCAGTAGGTCTGGCAAAGACTGTGCCGAAGGCTGTGGAATAGCCAATGTGTTCCCAATTAAGCTTCCCTTCGAAGGCTGCTTCTTGCCCCGCCTCTAATCCGCCAAGCGCAGCGCCACTGAGAAGGTGAGCAGTGACTGGATGGTTCATTATCTTTTGGAAAGAGGAAGCAGCAGCAGGAAGCTCCTTGGCTGCCGCTAGCCCAGGACGCATACCAAGAGCGAACGGAGCTAGACCACCAAGGAAAGTAGCAGTGGGCTGATTGATAATATCAGCCCGTTGTTGCGCCTTATCTTGCCCTATCCACTCTAGCAGTTCGTCAGGGAGCTTGGATAGCAGCCAGTCTTGGACAAGAGAGATAGCGTAGGAGCCACCAAGGCCGCCAACTAGACCGCCTGTTATAGCTCCAACAGCAGTAGCGCCAGGAAGAGGAATAGCCATACCAAGCGCTGCACCAGCCTCAGCACCTGCGCCAATGGCAGGGAAGGAGCCAACCATTGGAACGACACCACGCTCAGCTGCACGGACAAAGGCGCCAGCAGCAGTAGCTGTTTTCTTTCCTGTGTATCTCTGCATCCTATCGGAGAGGTCTTTGAGATTCCCAAGATCGTCATTGGAAATCTTACCAGCCATAGGATGCGATAGCAGATAGCCACCAATGTAAGGATCGCTAGCAGCAATCTCTGGCGCAACGATGTTCTTCTGCTTTGCAGCAAACTCATCAGGATCGTTCTCGCCAAGGATAAACTCGCTAGGAACGCCAGTGGCTTGCTCTAGCTGATAAGCCCTTGCAGCCTTGTCTGGATCAAAGTCGTTAGAAGTAACGGCAGTTGCGCGGACAGTAGATTGCCAGTTCTTAAAATCCTTGACCATTTCCTCGTCGGCCATGATTATTCTCCAGCCTCAGCTTCGCGCTTTCTGCTTCTCTCAGTAAGTAAATCAATCTGATGTTGCCGAATAGCTTCTTCCTCTGCTTTATGCTGCGCTTCTTGCGCCTTCATGTTTCGGCTAGCGTTATCGATAGCGTCGGAAAGTCGATCAATACCTCTGGTGACAAAGTTGCCTGAGACAGCCTTGATCTTTGGCACAGGATTTTCAGGGACCTTTTGAGGATTGATAACAGCCATGTAAATTGAACGGGCCCATTCACCTTGGATAAGAAGCTCAGTCGGAGGAAAGCCTTGAGCCTTAAGCCTTTCGATAATCTTTTCTCTTTCATCGTCTGGAGGTGGTTGCCGATAGGCAGGTTCTTCCTCAGACTGACCATACCAATGATCGGTAACCTTCCTATAGAGAAGGGCTTTGCCCATCTCAATAATGTCCTTTTGCTTGGCTGGAGTCTTGTACTGATTCTGAAATGTCTCAAGTGCATTCTGTATCAAGGCTGTGAATAGATGATAGTCATCTTCATCAATCTTCTTATCGACAATGCCAGAAAGCAATCCAGCATCCCTAAGAATACTCATAGCGTGAGTGACTCTAGGATCAGCCTCAGACTTCTCCTTCAATCTTCTCTGCTCGTTTATCAAAGAAGCCCTTGCAGAGAATGGGATAGGCAATGAGATTATATCGTCTTTATCCATCTCCAAGAACTTCCTTCGATCTTCTGGATCGTCAGAAATTGCCATTCCACGATATGTCATATAAGTACGGAAGCTAGCCTCAGTGAATCCTCTATCACCCTTAGAGTTCTGCATTAAGGCTTTGAGTATCTTTGCCCTATGAACATTGTCTGCATTGAGCCAAGCAGCATCGCCCTGTGGAGAAGCTCTGAATTCCTCAACTGTGGTTGGGACCTTATTATCTGGAGTATCAATACCAGTTAAGACACCTGCAATAGCATTGTTGTTTCGCCATGTATCGTCGCGTTCAACAGCACGAGCCTTATTGTAATCGGTAGTAACTCTATCTCTAACGTAGTCCCGAAACAAAGGATCGTCAGATTGCCCCACAGCCATTGTGTCAGCTTTTGCTAACAACGCTTTTAGCGGAGTTGATCCTGCAAGATAAGCGTTGGTCTTCTGCAAGTATCTATTTACGTCAGTACCAAAAATGTCCTTGGCTCCACTAGCCTGTGCTTCGGCAACTGACTTGCCAGTGAACCACCTAGAAGCAGCTTCATTGAAGCTACCATAATCCTTCATATACTTGCCGAATTTGAATTCAAACAATTGCTCTTGCGCAGCAGGGTTGTGTAGAAATGCATCTCCTGTCATCGCAGGCATTCCTGCCTCTTTGAGAAACTCAGGAAGATACTCTTCCATCACTTGGTACTTCCCAAGCGCCCTGCCATGTTTAGTCTGAGGCCCAATAGCATTGTAATCGTTGCCGCTCTCATAGCTTCCAATTGCCATCTTTGCCTGGTCCATCGTCACAGTACCAGAGCCAAGAACGGGGCTTGCACCAGAGAGGATATCGTTTGAAATCAATCTTGCGCCAGTAGAATCCATCTCATGACGAACAGACTGTTGTGTCTTGGCGATATCGTCACCGATAATGACTCCACCATCAATATCACGCCTTGACATTTTTGTAGCTCTGACAGGGTCGGTTCTAGCAAGGGCAATAGCTCTGTCAGAAGCAAGCTTGCTACGCTCGCTATTAAACCTCTGCTCCGCAACCTCTGGATCATAACCTCTAAGAGCAGATTCAGACTGCTCCAAACTATGCAGTTCCTCTATCGTATCATTATACAATGGATCATTATCTGGAATCGATTTCAACTGATCGTGTAAAGCCTGTCGTTTAGAGGCAATCGAAGTCAGAGCATTCTGCTTTCCCTCAGAAGCAGCATGTGTAGCTGCACTCATCATGTTCCAGGCAACGACTCTTCTCGTTTCGTTATCGTATTGCCGAAGCGCAGCTGGGTTAAGACCTTGCCCATGCTGTTCCTGCAATTCTCTAATAGCTTTTAAATGAGAATCAAGACCATTGACAGCATTAGACCCACGACTGTTTAAGTAATCGGCTCTGAGCTTAGCACTATTCTCAATGAAGTTAGTAGCAGCATCACTGGCCATTGTCTGGTTATTGATCTGTTGGATCGCAACAGCACGTTGAAAAATTTCATCACCAGCCTTTTCCAAAGCCCTACCAAATCCAGCACCAAAAGCCTCAACCGGCGCAGGAATATTGAGGGTTGGCTGACCCTCAGTCGAAGGAGCTACAGTTGTAACGCCTGAGTATGGGACCTGCGCCATCGTTATGCTCCGAGTGGCTCGCTAGGGAATAGGCCAGTCATTGAGCCCATCATCCATTTGTCAGCAACAGAAGAAGCGGTGCCGATGATAGAAGACGGAATCGTCCAAGCCGCCTTTGCATTGGCTAACTTTCTCTGTGCCTCATACTGTGTCGCCTGTGTCTCGTATCCGTAAGCTCGTCTAGCTGCGTTGGCTCTGGTTGTCGCTTGATCTTGCAATGCCAAGGCATGCTCACTTGCCTGTACAGCCGCCGGTGATCCTTTGGTAACATCGAGATTACTTGCACCTTCGATAGCCCTTGTTCGTCCAATCTCCTGCCCATACTTCATTCCAACTCTTTGTGCTTCGACTCGTCCAACTTGGCGTTCGTACGCAGCGTTTTGCAAGCTTATTTTTCTATTGAGTTCGGCAACGCCAGCCTGATACTTTGCTTGCTGCCAATTAGAGAAGCCGCTCATTATTCCGCCAGCGGCTGTAAGCCCTAGGGCCAAGGGTGCTGCGAAAGCCATTTTATTTCTTCCTTATTGAGAAAGGTATCGCCTTGCCGATAGGATGACCGAACGTTGCGCCAAGCCATTTCAACCACTTCTTCGTATCTTCTGAATCCACGTTAGTATATCCGACGAGGCAATTGTATTGCTTTAGCAATTTCTCCAAGGCAATCTGAGACTTCCTTATAAATACAAACTGATGATTTTTAACTTCCTCAGATGCGTATAGCCAGATGTAACCTTGGTCAGACATAAGGCTCGCAGGGATGACTCCCCAAATACAGATCAAAGTATTATCAACTCGGCCATAGTAAACGTGCATGCTACGAGATAGGCACTTGCATAGCGTATCCTGCTCTAGCGGAGTCAGGTGCAAGCCGTCCATCATCAGTACGTCTGCACCATCACTGACTTCGTTGATTTCTACGTTCATTGGTTCCCCCTCTTTGGGAACTTGTCAGTATCGCCTTTGGTAATCTCAGGAATGACTCCAAGGATTGTAGCTGGGAGAGGATAAGATTGTTGAATGCAGAACTGTCCTGGTTCATCCCATTGAGAGGTGATAATGGTGCGAGCATCGCCAGTGACTAGGCCCGTTACCAGTTCGTTAGTTTGGCTTCCAACGTTGCCGATAACAAGGTCTTTCATCGCAACGAGAGATGAAAAGCTCTTGCCGATAGATAACCCAAGTGTGTCCTGTACACGAACTGTTACAGCTGACACCTTCTTGCGTCGGCCTTGTATAGTTGGATCGCCAATGTCGAGATTAAGAGTTTGCAGTTGAGGTGTGAAAGCAAGGCCAATCGTTACTTTCGAAGCTGGCGTTGAAAGAGTGAAATTCCCGCTGACAGGCATTGTAAATGGAGTGATAACATTTCCATCGGCAAGACCAGTAACGGTAGCACCAGCCAAGTGAGCGGCTCCAGAAAAGTTTGTCGCTGGTGCACCACTATACTGCTTAGCTGCATCCACACACCAAGCGTCAGCAACAGTGGTGAAGTTTCGTTCTGCAAATCGCTCGATGTATTGAACAGTTGATCCATTGATGGTTCGTTGTACCACCACATAAACGGCATCAACAGAGTTTCCACTGACGGTCTCCGTTATTGTAGCAACGGACTTGAACGTGCCGTTGGTGTCGCTGTGAGCCCAACCAATCAGTTCCTGCTCCTTCAAGTATGTCAGCGACAATAGTGTGCCATCATTCCTAACAGCCCAAACTACTTTAAATGGCTCCTGTGCCCAGGCCCATTCCCTAATCGTATAGCCATAGAACAGGTGGCTAGAGAGGACTGAGATATCCGTGCCGGTGAAGATATTGGCGTAGAAGTTGTAAGTGATATCTCTAACGATCGAGCCTTTCGCTTGCACATAGAGAACATCGAAGTTGGCGATGATTGGTGGAACATCTCCAATACCATTGTATGAATGAGCATTGGCTGCGATCTGCGAAGGCGTTACAGGAGTTCCATAGCTGCCACCATTCACCATCCAAGCAGCGTTGTTTGTCATTAGCATCAATCCAGCTGGAACTGATACCATTGACTTAATCTCGTTCAGCTGCCCAGCAACGATTGAGCTTGTGATAGCATCGTCGGACTTAATAGGATTGCTAACATTGTAATTGTAATACGCTCCTGTTTGACTCATATAAAAAGTCTGTAGCCCTTGCGGTGGCGCTGCGAGGACTAAGCGTTGCTGAAAGAACGTGACAGTGCTTGGATTGCCACTGGTGCTAGCAGCAAGAGTGGCTGTTGCGGTGGCAGTACCAGAACTAAACGTTACAGTAGGTGCCGTTACATATCCTGCACCTGGATATACAGGAGTGATACCATACACACCCCAAACAGAATTATTTATCTGGAATCCAGTACCTGTAATCCCAGGATTATCACCAGAAAGAGCGTTCAATAAGTTTGGCGCTGTTCCGCTACCAGTCCAACTGCCATGCCAATAGACAGAGAACCCTGTAACTGTACCACCACCGCCAATTGAAGTCACTTGTACAGAGCACAGAATACCATATACAGAAGAGGACATTCTCAATATATTACCAACAGAATATCCACCACCACCAGCAAAGATTGCGCCGCTAGTAAGACCAAGATAAGCCTGTCCGGTGGCTGCCGCTCCACCACCAGGAGGCGCAGATATTGTCACCGTTGGAAGTGTTGTGTAAGTTCCGTTAACACCTATTGTATAGTGATCCACACCGCTACCATAGAAAGGGTTCTGAACTATTGGCGGAGAGGTAGAGAAGTCAGGTGGAATATTTGTATCGGCAAAGGCAGCTCCAGTGCAATTACCAATGTACCCAAATGCAGCACCCACAGCTATTTGACCAGTATAGGATGGCTCTGCTTTATATACGTTATAACTCAGCGCACCGCTAGCAGCAGTCCAAGTTATAGAGTTGGTTCCTGCTGTGACACTAATATCTATCTTGCTATTTAGATAAGTGATATCTGAAACGCTACTTTCTTGTCCATTAGCATCGACTGATGTAACTAAATACGCATAGTTGACTGACCCTGAACCAACAGTTGTTGATGATAGAACATTGGTTGGCGCTGATACATTCGAGCCGAATTGTATCTGTGTTAGAGTCCAATTCGTTGCAGAGATTAAATGTAATTCATAAGGCGGATAACTCGAATGTGTGAGAATCATCTTATCAACGTTCATTGCAAACTTTAACATACTCAAGTCATCAGCAGAGTAAGGAGATGGAAGAGTGTATGGCGAGCCACCGCTAAGAACTTGAGCACCATTAAAATAGAAGCGGATATAATAATCGCCAAACTCCAGAACATATCCTACAGAGAACGAAGCTTGGAATGGAATAAGACGAATTGTCTTAGTTGGTTTGTAGCCAGCAGCAATATATTTCGTCCCTGTCCTCGTGCTAGCACCGCCTCGATAGTCAACATAGAAATTACGGAGCAGCGCCGCGCCAGCGTGATACTTGGCGAGGTCGACGCGAGCGTTCAGCGCCGGAGCCCACTCACCTGCGTGGAAAGATTTATGGAATACGCCAGGAGAAGTCATTTAGTACGGACTCCACATTGGTCCCCAATCGTACTGCATATTGTTGGGGCTGAATTCCCAATTAGGATAGTTGATCCCACGAGTTCTGATCCAGTCGGGCGTCACATCGTTGATTGTCAAACCCTCATTTCCATCCGCCTTTCTTGCCTCGACTATGTAACCATTCGCTTCCTGTATCTTTGTATTGGCAAGAGAACGATTCTTCGACAGGGTAAAGGCAATACGAGAAGCAAGGATAGCTGTCCAGGCATCTTGAAACAAAGTATCCATAATGGTTGGGTCAGTGATCTGCTTGACGTAGCAGAGCATTGCGAATTCTTGGTTCGTCAAAATCACTCTTTGATCTGCCTTGGAACCAAAGGTGAGATTGAACGTAGCGCCTGTGCCGATGCCGGTTGTAGTGTCTTGAGAAACTGGATTAGTTGGGACGTTGAAGTAAAGACCGCCAGGAATTGTTGGTGCTGAGGTCCCTGGATCGACAGGAGTGACTGAGTTGATTTGCCCTGCACTAGCGCTAGTTACTTTTAGAGTTACAGGAGTGCCTAAAGGAACGTTGCTGCTATTATACCCAGGCAGGGTTATAAGATCATTGGCTTGATAATCAGCACCACGATTGACAGGAGAAGCGCTGGTGACAGTATAGAATTGATCGATCGCAACCTTGAACTTTACCGGAGGTCCATTCCAGAAAGATGGCCCACCACCAGTGACAGCAGTTGTTATTGGAATACCACCAGAGTAGCCAGTTTGAAGCTGTGGGATAATCCAAAGTGGCCGTAGGCAGTCGGTTGGGTATTGATATTCGTAGGCCCAAGGTGAAGGTGGCTGACCCTTTTGCCAAAGCGTTGTTGCCGCACTGGTGTTCTCTGGCGTCCCAGGAGATGAAGTGATATAGACAAGGTTGTTGTAATTAGTAGAACAATTCCAAGGCGCCATGCGAAGCAGGTCATCACGAAGCAGGGTAATGATCGGATTGATCACACCAGCTTCTGCTGAGTCCTGACTTAGCGAAGTCAGCTTCTTCTGGAGTCCAATCGCTATCAGCGCGCGGTTAGCGATATCAAGGTTTGTTACTGTCATTGTTATCCCGCCTACGGTAAGGGTAGTTGATACCGATAGCTTGAATCCACTCAGGAGTGGTATCGATCATCGACAGACCTTCTTCTCTATTTATCTGTTCGGCGATCATAAACATTCTAGTGGTAATGCTGTCGAAGTATTGAACTAGGTCCTTTTGTCCTGTAACTGTTCCAGCAACATGCCAAGCTACAGCTGAAACAGCAAGACGGATAAAATGTGCTGGCCAATACTGTTCGCCAATCCTGGCGGTATAGATTAGAATGGCGCCGTCAGTATCAGTTAACAGAACCGGCAAAGTATCATTGGTGATCACGAACCGTTGCGGATTGCCTTGGAACTTAGTTCCATCATTCTCTGAATTCGTTATATAAATCGCTTTTATAAAATCCGATGGAAGCGTGTATTCATACTTCCATGCTGGAGATGGCGAACTGAGAACATTCCATGTACCAGAGGTAGCGGAAGTCTTCGTCTTTGTTAATGAAGATGTCTTACGAGCAAAATTCCAATTCGTCATCGATAGGCACCAATCAGTAACAAAGCTGTAAACTGCATTGCAAGCTTGTGCCTCCACAGAGTCTTGTGTTAAGTCTCTAATCTGTGCTTGACTACCAATGGCCACTAAGGCCTGATTGCAAATATCAGCGCTGCTGGTTGCCATCTTGCTTTGCCTTCATCTGTCCAGCCATAAGATCATGCATCTTTGGATCGGTTCGGAAGTGAGGATAAGGAACGCCAATGGCTTGAATCCACTCTGGAGTTTTATCGCCAAACGAGAGGCCTTCCTCACGATTCTTTTGCTCAGCAATGGTGAACATTCTCATCGCGACGTTGTCGAGATAGGCGACAAGTTCTTTGTCTCCAGACAACGTCATCGACAATGTCCAAGCCAATGTTCCAACCATAAATCTCTCGAAGTACCAAGGCCAAAGTGTTGGGTCGGTGATTTGGGCGGTGTAGATTAGAATGGCTGGAGACTCGTTAGTGAGAATGACTTGCTGAACAACAGCAGTGATAGTATCATTGCCGAAGGAGAACCTTTGCGGATCGCCATCATAAGCTTGCGTAGTAGCGTGTGCAGAGTTAGTAAGATAGATCGCACGAATAAAATCCGCCGGCAGTTTGTATTCGTATTTCCATGGGGGTTGAGGAACCGTCGAAGACCAAGTCCCTGCGGCACCCGTAAATTGTTTCCCTACTGTGAGGGAAACAACTTTACGAGCAAAGTTCCAGTTGCTGACACCGAAGCACCAATCGCGCACAGCATTGTAAACAAGGTTTGCCTGTATGGCCTCGTTTGACGACTCACCCATTGTAGTAACTGTCGTTCGAGTGCCAATCAATTGCAGCGCGCGATTGGTTATGTCAACATCTGTTGTAGTCATTATCGCCTACCTTGGCTACCTGAGTTGCCGTGGTTCGTCCCGCCAATGCCTGGGCTACCAGTGAATTCTTCATAGCCCTCACCCATTGACTCGCCAGCCATTCCACCACGAGGCTCCGTGTGACCACTACCACTCTTGAACTGAGCGCGTGGTCCTTGCGGAGGAGAGTATGGAAGTTCCTTCGCCATTGTCACACCACCAGACGTAGCCCTCGCTCGTTGCGGAGACGAAGAGTTAGGTCCGAATTCGCCGAGAATGTCTCTTGCCATTAGTATCTCCCTTGGCTACCAGAGTCCTTGGTCTTACAAGTTGCTTTAGGCGCTTCCAATCCACGGCCGTGATACAGTTGATTAGACCGTAGTGGAAGTTCTCGATTATCAGTAATATGAGTTCCTTGAGCCAGCCCAATGCGACTTACTGGGCCTGGCCCTACTGCCTTCGACATAGGCTCAACTTTCGTTGCTCCTGTGCCACTGTGAGTTGCTCTTCCTTGCTTCATAGTTTACCTCCTTTGAACTCCAGTTGTCTTGTGTGATCCCAACGATTCTCCTCGTCACCAGCCATGTCCCTTCGAACTTTCTCAAAGGTGTTACCATCCTTATGTAGATTTCCTAGCAGTTGCCGATAGCGATCGTCGAGGCGTTCTAGCTCGCGAAGGATATATGGAGGAAGTGGCTGGCCTTGTTCCTCATACATATATTTTATATCGTGAACGTCGTGCATATAGTTCATGAACCGTCGCATCATCTCAGGTATTTCTGCTTCGGCACCACGAATATAGTTCACTGCATCTGACGCAAGCTCGCGAATGGTCTTTAGCTCATGACGGATATTCTGTAGTTCTATCAACAACTTCTCGTCAAATAGAACACTCATTTCTTTTTCTTCCTTAAAATTCCAGTTCCTTTATCCGCTTGATTGAATTCCTTAGCAACACCAACTGGCACCCCAACCTTCTTGGCGAATTTTGGATTATGCGCAGCGGCTGCCATCATCCTTGCTTGCTTTGGAGATTTGCTTGGCACCTTTGTCTCCTATCCAAGTCCGATAATGAAGCTCTGTGAGTTTTGTTTAGTAATCCAGCTTAGCACTGGATTGTAGAACGTTTGTGTGTTCACAACTAGCGATGGTGAGATATTGTGAGCAGAAGTTGTGAGAACAGGAGTAAAGAAGGTGTTAGTATTCTGGAACAGCGAGGGCGATACATTAACAGTCGACGTACGCACGGCGGTATAGAAAGTGTTTGTGTTCTGATAAAGAACTGGAGTAATCTTGCTTGTCGAACGTACAGTTGCAGTATAGAAGGTATTTGTATTCTGATATAATGTTGGATTGATATGTCCTGCTTGAATACCACCAGTCAATACTGCGGTGTAGAAGGTATTAGCGTTGGTGTACAGCGTTGGTGTTATTGAAGCTGCTCCAGGAGCAACAACAGCTGTAAAGAAAGTGTTGGTATTATTGTAAATAAGCGGTGTGATTCTTTTAACATTCCTAACAACTGCGGTAAAGAAGGTGTTGGTATTGGTATAAAGACTTGGAGTAATCCCAACAGCACCTCGACCAACGATAGCAGTATAGAATGTATTTGTGTTGACAAATAAAGTAGGTCCAATACCACTGACTACAACTGCTGTATAGAAAGTGTTAGTGTTAGTATAAAGCGTTGGAGTAATTCCAACTGTGGTATGAATTACAGCAGTGTAAAATGTATTCGTGTTATTATATCTTGAAGGTGAGATTGTCCAAACCGCTGGCATAACAACGGTTGAGTAGAACGTGTTGGTGTTGGTATAAAGACTTGGTGCAATGTTTGCGGCGGAGGAAGCAAAGTTCCATCCAGTATTACCACCGCTGTCAGTGGAATGAACTCCGGCGTTCCAAGTAGCGCCGCCAGTAGCAGTATTGTCTTTAATGTCAAGATAGTCAACAGAAACTGTTCCAGAACTCTTTGAAAACGTGGCTGGCGTTCCCGACGATACTGACTCTATAGATATCACCTGTCCTGTAATACCATTAACATTGAACGCACCATTGAAAGTAAATGTCGCAAGACTAAACCTAAGCGTATGTGCTGTAGTACCATCATCAATGAAATCATAAGCGTAAGTTTGATTACCACCAAACTCGATAGCGTTACTAGCAGCGGCGCCTGTTTGGTGAATCCAAAGTTTAGGCATAGTCAGTGTGCCAGAAACAGGAGCCCTAATCTGCATCCCCGACCCAACAAAGGTGGGTTCGACTTTTATTGTCGTTTCAGTGGATTGGCTATAACTGAAATTAGTATTTGTTATCCACCAACACGCAGCTGTGCCTGAAGTACTTGGAATAAGATTTATAACTGTTCCCGCGCTACTAAGAGTATTTATAGAACAGGTTCCAGTTCCTGTCGATGCAAATCTACCTACAGTAATATTATGAGTAAGCGGTAAAAGTGATCCTGCTAACAGCGTTAATATTTTATCCCCAGCAAGACTAAAGTCGTCTCCAAGCTGGAAAAATTTAGATGCTCCATTAAAGGTAACGTCGCCAGCCCATGACTTTCCATTCGATGTAAAGGTGCAATTACCTGTTGCAGTAAGTGTACCAGTTACACTATAAGTGTTGCCGGAGCCAAGGGTAACATTACCTGAGGCAGTTAGACCGTTGGTACCAGAGAATGTTAGCGTAGAGTTTGCAGAGTTGAACGCAATGATAGATGGCGAGTAGTTGATAGTAACTGTGCCAGTTCCTGAGTTAGCGTCGAAGTTTACATTATCCGATGCCCCCGGAACAGAAGCTCCCGGAGCCCCTCCACTGGACGCTGCCCAATGAGAGGTATCAGAAGAACTCCAAGTACCTGTGCCGCCAACCCAGAACCGAATAGCCATCAGTTCTTATTCCCAATGTATGGGTCTTTTACACTTAAGTTCATAAATGGAACTCGAATAGTCTGGTTGTATGGAAACACTCCGCGCTTACGCCCAAGCGAGTCGTAGTGATCCATAAGTAGCTGTTTTGTGCGACCGAAGATTTCATCAAAGCTGCGCTCAGCGCTTTCACGAGTTGGATGAACGCCACGAAGAGCATTGATGACTAGGTTTGCCGCTGCGTTGATCACATCGTCAGACGGAAAGCCATCAATCGCTTCGGATATCTTCTGAAAGAGTTCTCGGCCCTTATCAGAGGTGCCGAGAAGCATAGGGTCCTTCGTCATAGTTTGAATATCCCCTGAGCATCCCAAGTTACAGTGATATCACCACCATTTGGCGTGACCGGGAGGCCGGTGGCTGTGTCGATGAACAGCACCAACCGCCAAGTCGTGTTTGCGCCAGAGTTGTGGCGATAGATTGTGAGAGCTTCGACCGAGGCGCCAGTGACGGCAGTGAAGGTCAGGTCAGAACCGTCAAAGACAGCATCCGCAACCGTGCCAACAGTCGGAGACACTATTCGTTGTTCTGTACCAACCGTAGCAGCAACAACTGAACTGTAGAACTGATCTGCTGCCGAATAGGCATGGGTGCCGGTATCGGTAAGAGCAGTGTATGGTCCGTCAGTCGTAGTGTCTACATTCATGGACGTATTCGTGTCTCCGTTCATGAACGAGTTCTTCATCAGAGGATAGACTGCATTAGCCATCGAGGTTCTCCTTATGAGGGGCCAATGATACGAACGCCTTGCAGAATGATAGTGACGTTAGTTAAGACTGACGCACTATCGAGGTTGAAGCCGATAACATCGTTCTGATTTATCTGCTTCGTCCAACCAGTCAGCGCTGTGCTTTGTGCAGCATATTGATTAGTCAATGTAGGAGGATCGCTTCCAGTGATAGTGTTCGCTACCGTTGGTGGCGCACCGGCAAGGTAGTCATCGAGAGTGGTTTTCCACACGTCGATGACGCAGGAGCCTTGTGTTTGGCTAAGCACTATCCAGCTGTAGATGACGCACCAATCAGGACTAAGAAGTTGACCCTTGTAACCATTGGAAGGAAGCTGACCACCACCATCAATCACGAAGTTGAAATTGATAGGAGCGTCAGTCAGCTTCCATCCAGTAGTAGGGCCAAGGTAGGTTCTAACTGTTTGCGGAATCCTTCCACCCTGATCGAGGTCAACCATCATCCCACCTTACGTCGTCCGGCTACCTGTGATTGAAGCTCAGCGTTCTGTGCCATCAACGCAGCCACTTGCTCCTGTAACTTGGCGAAGTCAGCAGGGTCAATGCCTTTGACAACAACAGGCGCAGCACGCTGACCAGATTGCAGATCGGCAACTTGCCTCTCCAAATCTTTCAGAAGCGAAGCTGAGTACGTTGTGTCAAGGCTCTCGATTGGGTGAACCCATTTAGCCTTTTCAAGGTCAGTGACCTTCGTCGCATCATCATCAAGTGGCTCCATCTCAGGTGTAGGTGGACCAACAAAGATGATATCCCTTTGCTGCTTACCCTTTCCATCACTGACGATGATTTCGCCAAGCTCTGGATAGTTCCAATCAGCAGGGTCCTTTGGATCGAGGTACTGAGGGACGGTGAAGATTTTTCTTCCTTGTTTTCCCTCTCTTGTAGTCTCTCGATATTCCCACTCAACGCCTGGGACATTGAGGTAGTGAGCACTCAATAGTTTCCATCTAGCCATTATCTTCTCCCTCTTCTTCGATAGATGTTAAGCCACGACTGGCCTGCGCCAGGAGGTGGAGCGAACACGAACGGGACTGCTATACCATAAGCTGTGACACCAGTAAGAAAGACATTTGTATCTATTGAAAAGCCGAAGTCATTAACAACGCCAGTTGCAGTTACCTGAGCAAGTTCTTTCAATTCCTCAAACGTGAATAGGCCAACCTGACCTGTTGCAGAGGCTTGTGTTAGATTGACATTTGCGCTAGTGCCAGTATCAACAGTGAAATCACCAACTGCTCCAGTGCCAGTTGCCTGAGCAAGAGGAATGTCCTCTTCAATAGCAAAGCTGTTAACCGCGCCAGTCGCTGTAACCTTCGTTAGATCAATGACTGTGCCAGAGGTGACAGAGAAGTCTCCAACTGCGCCAGTTGCAGTTACTTGAGTAAGCGTCTTGTCGATAGCGGTAGTGAAGACATTGACTGCGCCAGTAGCTGTGACTTGGACAAGCTGTGGCGCAACGGTGACGCTATCAAATGGGTTGACAGAACCTGTTGCGGAAGTGCCTGTGAAGAAGGCGCTAATGTTGGAAGTAAGGACATTGACCGCGCCGGTAGCTGTGGCCTGAACTAGATCGAAGCTGTCGTCGATCTGGAATGAGAATGTACCAACTTGGCCAGTTGCAGTTACCTTAACCAGATCAACGCTTTGACCTGTTGTAACAGTGAAGTCGCCAGGAGTTCCTGTGCCTGTAATCTGTGTAAGTAGAACGTCAGTATCGATTTGAACAGTGAATGGATTGACTGAGCCTGTTCCGGAAGCTCCAACAAGAGCGAAACTACTGTCGATTGTGACAGATAGAGTATTGACTGTGCCAGTTCCAGAAACCTGACCTAACGTAACGCTAATGGTTGGAACGAATGAGGCAGGAGTGCCTGTGCCAGAGACCTGAGTTAGCGGAACGTCGATTGCAATATCGAATGGATTGACAAAGCCTGTACCGAAAACACCAGTTAGATCAACATTTGTAGCAGAGCTAATATCGACTGTGAACGAGTTGACCGCGCCGGTGCCAGAGGCTTGCGCGAGAGTCTTGTCGATCTGGGCAGTAATCGAATTAACATTGCCTGTGCCTGTGACCTTCGTCAGCGCCGGATTTGTCGTAATCTGCTTCGAGAACGAGCCAACCGTGCCTGTTCCAGTAACCTTCGTGAGGTTTATGCTCGGACCAGCGGGAGTGTAGGTGATTGCGATGAGGCCGCCAGCGCCCGTTCCTGGAGTGAGCGTGCTGCCACTCCCACGCATATAGGCAGTGCCACCGCCACCACCTCCGTAGTTGCCGCCGTTACCGCCAATCGTCGTCTGGTTCGAGTTATTGCTATTGCCACCGGAACCGCCTCCACCACCACCAACACCATGAGTGGAGTCCCATGTAGTGTTAGCGCCACCAGCGCCTCCGTCGCCGGGGTCCGTAGCTTGAGAGGTTAGATAGCCACCACCACCACCACCACCGCCTACAGTTCCAGCAGTGCCGTCTACACCAGCAGCGCCACCAGTCCCATGACCAGTTCCATCGGGGCCATCACCACCATCGCCTGCAACAGTTCCGGGATCAGGGGGAACAGCGCCAGCCGTAGAACTCTGTCCGTCCGATCCACCGCCACCGCCTCCGGCATAGGTGGTTGAGTGGGAGTCTCCGCCGTTTCTACCTACACCTCCCGGACCAGCGGAACCTCCACCACCACCACCGCCTCGCTGTTTCCCTGTAGCACCACCAGAGCCACCAGCAAAACTATTTCCAGCAGTGCCCGGAGGGGTTCCACCAGTCTCCTGTGTTGATGAACCTCCCGCTCCACCTGTATCTACTGCACCATCAGCGCCGAATTGAGCGCCGAAGAAGTTAGTTCCAGTTGTGCCATCATTACCAAAGCGCGTCGTTACCGCTCCGCCACCAGCGGGAACGCGAAATGGATTATTTCCTGAGAGAGTTAGGTTTGTTCTCTGTTGGTATGCACCACCACCACCACCACCGGCTCCGTGTCCAGATGCGCCAGTGCTGCCTTGACCGCCATTGCCACCAGCGCCGAGTAGTTCGACAGAGTTTGCGGCGTTGTTCCAATCTGCCGGGGTTGCCCAAGGCGACGAAGAACCATTAACTAGAAATACTTGTGTCATGATCCCTCACCAGTATAGTGAGTGATCTTCCTCACCTTATAGCCAGCGGCCTGCATAGAGTTTATCCAACCCCATGCCACAGCATTTGGCTCGCCATGAGACTCGATAATCAATGGATCGTTATTCTCAGTGAAGATCGTTCCACAGTTGTCTGGTCTAAGCGCCTTTGGCATCTTGTCGTTGCGTGACTGCGACTTCAACCACCAGCACTTAAACGTCTTGCAGACTTTTGGGCGACCTTGATAGAGCTTGCAACCAAAGCCAACGTCGCAGTGATTGCAGAGTGCGCCAGAAGGCTTCTCGAAACGCCCATCTTTAATATAGAGCGTCTTGCAACAAGCCGTGCAACTACCACATTTGTTCTCTGGTGCTATCGTTGAGACAACGTGCTTCTGCACCTTCTCGATAAGCGGAGGAACCTCGTTCCAAGGGACCGGCTCCTGCACCTCAAGATCAGGCACAACATAGAGGCGCTCGTTGCGCTTAACGTGATGCCTCATACGCCATCGCTGCGTGACCACTACGCGTAGCCCGCCTTTGCGGTCAACAATGCCAGCGACGGCGCTGAGCATCACACAATGCGCAGGAGCGCGTTCGTCGAGTCGTTGGTTGGCTGGACCAGCGTCAGCGTTCCAGAGGAAACGGTCTGCGTTCCACCGAAGTCACCAACATAGACGGCTGCGTTCGAGGCTGAGGAGTTGTAAATCATGCAGCCATCAGTAGAGAACGACGAAGAAGTCCACGACGGATTTACTGACCATTCCCAATAGGCAGTCGTGCCTGACGATTGCGGAGTGATGTTCTGCGCAGCCGTCCAAGCGAAGCCACCAGCAGTATAGCCAGTGCCACTCGTCTCATCGGAGTTGCCAGTAATATCGGAATAGTTCGTGCTACCAGCACCATAAGTGCCGGTCGGTGTAGCTTTGATAAGCGCCACCTTGAACACGTTGCCAGTCGTAATTGTGAAGTTGTGCGTAGCAGTTGCTAACTCCACTTTAAAGCTGGTCGGCATTGCAGTCGTGATAGCCATCTATATTACTCCTTGTGATAGCCGCGTTCATTCTCCATAGAGGTCGCCAAGTCACGCAAGATTATTCGAAAGACTTTATCGATAGTCTCCTTATTCGCAGTTGGAACTTTAAGAAGACTGCGAATAACCGTTTGGACGCTAGCGTGCATTTTAGCAATAGCGCCATGAATTTCAGATGTGTTCTCTTCGTTAGAACTGAACAGCTGAAACATAGTTATATCAGCTAGCGTCTCTGGACTGTGCGGCCCGCCGTTGGTGACGAAGGCACGCATTGAGCCGATCTGTGAAGAACCATTAACCCCTTCCATCACTTAGCTCCTATGCTCTTTAGGAAGTTCTCTCGCTTCTCAAGCAGCGAACGAAGGTCCTCTTCTCTGAGAGCAATTTGCTTGTTGATTTCATCAAGCTTATCGTGTCGTTCGTTGGTGGCCTTTGAAGTCTCATCTTGAATTCTTGACAGTTCCATCTTGTGGAAGTCAACGCTCGCTTTCAGCTTTTCCTCTTCATCTCGAAGTGACACAAGACGAGTGTCTGCTTCATTGCAAGCGCGCTTTAGTGAAACGACAGGTGCAAGGTGCTCACCGATCTTGATAAGTCCACCAAACATCTTAGCGAAGCGTTTGGCGTCGTCGATTATTTGTTGTTCGCTGGTGATTTCTTCGTCTGAGTAAGGTCTGCTCATAGGCGTTGAGTCCTTAGAACGATGGTGACAGTAACGCTGGTGGTGCCGTCTCCGGCAGATACTCTCGGACGTACGAAGCGACTGATTTCTGTGATTTGAGCAAGGCCAGTGGCGGTGAAAGAGATTGCGACAGAGAATGGGTCCTTTAGAGTGTGCCAATTCGATCCATCATTTGAGCCCTCGATAACTATCGTACCGCCTGCGCCAATAGTGCCCTCAACCTGCACAGATCGATCTGACCAACCCATTCCTGGAAGTGGAGAGCCACTATCTGAGCCAGCGAAGGTCAGGGTTGACCATTGATAGACAATGGTTGGGTCGCCAACAATCTTTTGGCCATTATCAACTAGCGTGTATGGGATGACTGCCATAGATCACCATTGAGCATAAGAGAGGAATCCTGGGGCACCTGCGGTGGCGATAGTGAGACAAAGATCGAAACTGGAGGGGACGACAAGAATGGCGCCATTGCCTGTACCAGCGACTAACGTCTGCGCGGCAGCGAAGGTCATTGCGCCAGTTAGCGCAGCGTTGCTTGTGCCACAGTTTGTGCCTGTGCCTGTAGTGTAGGTCACGACAGCACCAGCAGCTGCAACCTGTGAAATCTGTGTGACGTAGATCGACTTGCCAGTAATGCCCGAGACAATCTTCGTCTCCGTTAGGGTACCAGCAGCGATAGGGATAGTGAATTGTGTAGTAGGCGTGATCTGTTGAGAGGCTGCTGGCACCGTTGCCAACAGAGCGAAAGTTAGTGCCAGCAGCATCTTCCTCATGGGATCACCTCAGTCGATACCAAGTTGTGTCGGAGAGATTGTAGATGAACTCAACCGACGTAACCGCAGAAAGCGTCTGCGAGTTGTAGGTCGCGCTCAACGACATTCCCGCTGGAGCAGTGACTGTGACCATCGTGGTCAGAGTCGTTGCTGTTCCAATGGTAACGATTTTGCCATCAGTAGCTGGAGTAGGAAGGGTAATGCCCCAAGTTGTTGGGGCAGTACCAGTCCACATCAGAGTTGACTGATCAGAAGTCATCGTTGTCGTTGCGGCACCAGAACCAGAAACCTTCGTAACCGAACGACTGTTCCTGACAATGTTGACGCTAGCGAAGGCAGCAACGCCACCAACACCTTCTTGGACTTCGATGACTTCCGTTCCAGCCAGGTTTTGCAACCCAATGAAGCGGTTTTCGTTTGCCATCAGTTTGCCACTGTAATGCCAGCAGGGTAACCACCCATGCGAGCATTGCTAGTGCCCTGATACATTTGATCCATACGATCGAGGACGATAGTCGCAAGCAGCGCACCAGCAGTGTGCGTACCTGCACTAACGTAGCCGATACGAAGGAATCGAGGAACGCCAATGCCAGCCGGAGGACGAGGCATATCCATATCGTAGAGGCGAGCGCCAGCAACAAGCGTGGCTTCCGCATACGTTGGGCTAGTCCACCAATCAGCATAGCTGCCAGGAGCACCAGAACCGTTGTCCGGAGCGCCTTGCAGTTTCACGATGAGGCTTGTTCCACCAGAGATAGTTGTGACCACTTGGATCAGCAACTTCAATGCCGGATCGTCGCCGATGCCCATATCACGGGCGCCTTGCAAGTTGGCTAGGACAGGCAGTCCTGACATATGCAAGTCGATGATATTGGTACTGTTCTGAGTACCGGTTGTCGGGAGATCGTAGTTGGTCCCTGAGACAGCGATACCAGTAGTCCCGCCTGTGAAGAGGAGTTGTCCATCAAGGATCATGGTCAGGTCACCTGTGCTTCGTTGTTAAGGATCGCATCGCAGGTGCGAACCGGGATGCCACGGAACGTCGTGACAGGTTTTCCATCGAACTCCTCGATTCGAAGGAGTACGTTGGTTTTGTTCATAGCCTGTAGGTCGAGATAGGTACGGATAATACGGTTGCAGTAGATAACCGTACGACCCATATTTGCTCGAACAGCAGGAGTGTCGGAGGTTTGGATCGTGCCGGCAGAGACAGGCTGAGTCGGCAAGCGATACAATGCGCGAACGATGAGATTGATTAGGTTCGCAGCAGAGACGCCAGTCAACGCAGTCACGTCGATGTTGGCAATGCGAGTCCAATAGCGCCAGTCACGAAGGACTAGTCCGATTTCCCACTTGAAGTGATCGCGGTAGGCTTGATATGTATTCCCTACCGAGTCCTGTACAGGCCATTCACCCATATCACGATGCTGGAGGCCAGTGATCTTCCCCTTGGGGAAGGTTGCGTGGCAAGTGTCTGCTCCCCACGTTCCGAGCCAGATGCTCGTGTTCGTAGAGCCAGTTCCACCAGCGTCAAGGACGTTTGCGGCAGTCGCAGCGTTCGCGGCTGTGATTGTCGAGTACCTTGGCGCAAAGCCAGTGAACCGCTCAGGGTTCGTGAACTGATTTCCATAGATGATCGTAGCTGCCACCTGCTGGGACATACCCTCAAGGAAAGCTCGAACTTCTGACAGCCGGAACTCAGCGGTATTGCCATTAAGGTCGGCAATGTCTTTGTCGATAACTGCGTACGTTTCAAGGTTGCCGCAGGTATCGACGATCTGAGCAGTAGTTGACTTCGCGTTCGGGACGCCTTGGTTTAAGAGGCGCCAAGTTGCTTGAGGCAGACCGGTCCGAACAGTCGTCTTGTGACCGGTCGGAAGATTGCCTTCGAGGACAAGCATATCCTCAAGGATTTCATTGGTCTGAGAGAGGATTTCGATGATCGACGCTGTGCGATAACCGTCTTCCATTCTCTTAGCCCAATCCGCATAGGTTAATGCGGTCGAACCATAGGTCGCCATTTAGGGCTTCCTTCTTAGGGTTGCGGGAGTTGTGTGATCCGATCCCATCTGCGCTACGCGTTTCATCCTCTCTGAGGCTGGGTTACGGGAGGTTCGGGTAGATAGCTCTCGCTGCTGTCGCAGGACGAGAGTCGGGAGCAGCTTGGCCAAATGGTGAAGGACCTCTACCCGAAACATGTTGCCCTTCTGTAACCATCTGCGCCAACTTCCAGAAAGTCTTAATGAACGCAGGGTTGTTTCCAGCACCTGTGAAGTCCATTGCCTTTCTGAATTCAGTAGAAAGATTGGCATCGCCAAGTCCATCGATAGCTTTAGAGATGGTGGTCTTTACCTCTGAAAGCTTTCCGCCAATCTCTGGATCGGCTTTGACTTGATCCTGCCATTCCTTCTGTGTATCTTCCCAAAGCTTGTAGGGCCCTTCCGACGCCTCTTGCGTCTTCTTGACGTAGTAATCGACAAGCTTCTGTGCACCATCCTGATTGAGATTTAGTTCCTTGAACATAGCGTTGATTTCTTTGGTGGCCTCTTCTGGCATCTCGAAACCTTCCGGGACCTTGAAAGCTTCGTAGGTTTCAGGGGCGCCAGTAGCACTTGGCTCGTCTTTTTTATTAACGAGGGAGGGCTCAGAAGTGGACTCGGCCTTAGTATCACTGGGTTGCTCTTGGGAAGGTGTAGTCGACGAAGTTTCCGGCTGGGCTTGCGTTTCTGGCTGTGTCTCCGTCGTCGAAATCGGGCTCTTGATCTCCCCGGTCTCCGTCCTCGCCTCTGGGCTGTTCGGTAGTGGCGTCTCTGGCGGCATCGCGTTCGTTCCTTTCTCTCATCATTAGGATGTATTGGTCAGGGCATGATTGCATTATATCGTTTAGAAGCAAAAGACCTTGGCGACGTTCTCCTTCCATGAAGGCCATTTGCAGTGGGTCGGTGGAGAAGCTAGTGCGGAAGATGTGGCAGCCCTCGAGTTTTTCGAGCATCCAACCACGTCCACCCTTGACAGACATAAGACTCTTGATAACTTCAAGACGCTCGCGCTCGCGGATTTTACCTTCCTTCTCAGCGCGACGAACGTCTTTTCTCTCGCCTGCGTTATACATTAACCACCTGCCATTGCTTGCAGGGCATTTTGACCACCACCAAGCTCAGTCTCTGAGAGTGTCTTGGCACCTTGCGCCATCTTCTCAGCCAACTCTGCTTGCTGCTGCGCCTGTTGTTGCTGTTCACGGAGCTTGCGGATTTGAGCTAGCTGCTGTGGCGAGCGGATTAGGCGAGGATCATTGTTCATCAACGAAGAATATTTGTCCAAGGCAAAGTCGATATCGATGTTGTCCATAACTGCTGGGTCAACGCCAGCGAGGCTACCTGCGACTTGCAGAAGGCGATCGATGCCAGCAGTGGAGGCAGCTTGCTGTGCAACAGATAGCATGTTGATAAATTCGATATTGATTGGGGCTCCACGAATCTCTGCTGGAGCAGGTGGAAGGATATTGGAGCGAGACATAATGCCAAAGGCACGCTCGACGATTGGCTTGAGTCCTTCGAAATAGATTCTCTCAAGCACTGGCCCAAGCATTACTAGCGATTCCGACTTGCGCATATCCCATTCAACAGCAGTGACGTTCGAACGCGTTTCAAATTGCGAGGCAGTTTGAAATAGATCGTTGAAGAATATCTTTTTGATTCGGTCGCGGATTTCCTGAAGGTCTTCAGAAATCTCGCCAATGCCTGGACGCCAGTTGCCATAGACAGACCTAAATCCTGGGTTGCCGGTTTGCATCAAGCCTTGAGTGTAGGTGATTCCGCCAGGAAGAAGGGAAGCTGGTTGGTTCTTGAGTTGGATATCAGCTTCCATAGGTGGGTTGACTGTCTTGTCGATAGCTTGCGCCTTGCGCCTGACTTCTTGTTGAAGCTGCTTTACATCTGGTAGCGCATCCATTCCAGAGGATCGACCATAGGCGTCGTTGGCGACGAGGTCCCATCGCACGGCGATATTTGGACGCTCCATGAATCCACGTTTGCGGAGGAATCCAAGGGCGTAAGAAGAACCACCTTGAGGCGAAGCCGATCCGCCCCATTCCCAATAGACTTCACGGAATTTAAAGTGTGGAGGGAAACCATACTTGTGTGGCTCTACGTTTGGTTCAATGCAGTGGGCAACAACGAGTTCACGAGTCCAGCTTGCGCCGCCATCGCGATAGAGAGCTTGGACAGCTGAGGAACAATTTTCAAGGCCGAATTCGTCAACGCAGGATTTGACGGTGAAAGTGAATTCGCGGAGAAAGGTGACTGGTTGATAACGGCCATCAATGTCAATGTAGTATTCGCCAAAGCATGGATTGATGCAGTTGATTACGTTATCGTAATCTTCATAGATGAGCATAACGCCAGTGCCGAAGATGACGAGGTCGAAGTAGAGGGTTGCGATTGAGTTGTAGAAATTTGACTCAGCAAAAACTAGGTTCATCAATCGTTCGCACTCGGCAAGCCAAAGGCTAATCGGACTTGTCTGTGTCGAGTCGATCCGATTGATCTTTAGCTTTAGCCACGGGCGCGTAGGCGAGGAGACGCCAGACATTAAACCACTGGCTAAATTCCTTGCTGCCAGCGTTCCAGTTGAGTCCAGTATATGTTGGTTTATTGGCGAGCCGCGGGCCATTTGATTCGGAGTTATCAGCCATTTGTACCTCCGAGGAAGCATGTAATCGGCAAGTTCTCGCGCATGGACCCACCAGGAATAGCGATTGACACGGAGGCCAATGAGAAGGCCTTCGACGTGCTTGCGCAGATCGAGGTCAGGACCTTGTAGGGAGAGGTTCTTTGGCGTTGCCATCTTCTTCCTTTAAGTCAAACTTTCCCATCTGATGCATCAAGCCAACGGCCATCAAGATCGACTCTAGCGAAGGCTGCTCAATCTGTGGAGTCTTGCCTTGACCCTTTGTACCTGGAACCTGAATCATTGCCCTAACAATGTTGATTGCCCAAGGCTTCCGCTAGTTGGCGTAGCGGTTGAGCCAAGGAAGCTTGCGGTCTGAGATTTCCTTTGAGGCCGCTTGCCTTGAATCTCGCCAAAGACTGGAGGTGGTGGAGGGGCGTCTGGGATTTTAGGAGGTTTGAGCATTATGCAACCATCCTCTCTTTATCGAAGGGATTGTACTCTGTCTCTACAAGAGGTTTTTGCGGAGCGTCGCTGCCAGCGTGAGCGTGCTTGGCAACAGGCATGGCAAAGGTAAGGGCAAGGCCATCAGGAAGGTCGGGAGAGTCTAACCCTCTCCGCATCATATCTTCTTTTTTCTCTAGTTGGATTTCGTTCCGAAGATTGTAAGTGTATGTGGGACCAACGAGTTGAGCCCTGAGATCAGGGATGATCGGAATTGCGCCGAAGGCGAGCCAGGCGCGCATTGCGCCCCACATTTCTGCTCGTTTGTTTGCGTACTTTTCACCTTCGTTGCCTGTGGCAAAGCCGATGCCGTCAGCTTTTGCTCCGAATTGAATGTCGTACACGAAGAGATGGAGAGCACGACAGTTATCAATAACACCACCACCAACGCCACCACCGTCAATGAAGATGGCGTCCACATGGTATTGATGGTAGACTTTGCTAATCTCTCCTGCAAGCGCAACCGTGGATAATCCTCGGAAGCGTAGCGGTGGGATCGTGCGGGCGTCACGCCCTTTGCGGAAGAAGATGATTGATTCGTTTTGTCCATATCGTGCAACGTCCACACCAATTACTAATGGATCGTTTGGTTCGGAATAGGCTTCACGGACTTCTGCTTCGACAACGATATCGTTGGAGATGAACTCCATCTCACCAGTTCTTGGGAATACTCCTTTGACGCGGATGCGAACGAAGTCGGAGTCCTCGCCATAGGCGTCTATCCAGTCTTCGAACTGTTGCTTGTTGGTGAAAGAGATTGTGCGGGAGTCTACTTGGTAAGTGGTCCAAGCTCTTGAGTGTCTCTGACCGGGGAAGCACTCCCTAAATCGTCCAGAGTTTCTGGTGGGATTTCCAAATACACACCAGATGATTTCCGTGTTTGCGTCTGTAAGTGCGCCCTCCGTAGTCTCCCATATAATGTCAGGAATGGCTGATGCTTCGTCGAATAGTACGAGAATGCGTCTACCTTGGTTATGAAGTCCTGCAAACGCTTCTGTATTGCGTTCGCTCCACGGCACCATATCGATTCGCCATGTGCGTTCATGTTCAGGGTCTCTGGAGAAGAGGGCGGTTGCGGAAAGTTGGAAATGATCCTTGGCTATAAATAAATGGAACCATTTGCCGAGTTCGGCCCAAGTCTTGGTTTTCAGCTGAGTTTCAGTATTTGCTGTGACAACGCCACGCGTGTCTGGGGCTGTTGCCATTGACCATAGAATGATCCAGGAGACAAGAGCGCTCTTGCCTACACCATGGCCAGAAGCTGTTGCTAGTTGAATGGCCTTTTGAACAGGAAGCCCATCCCGAATCTTACAGAGGATTTCTCTTTGCCAGGGCTCTGGACCTGAGAACTGCTCTAGCCTAGAACCCGGCTCGCCCCAAGGGAAGGCCCCAAGCACGAATGCAAGGGGATCCTTGTTGCAAGCCGCGAGCCAAGCGAGCAACTCTGGATTCAAGGGATGGGCTCCTGTCTTTCCCGGGCCACCAACCCCGGGAAACTGCTAAGCAAGCTTCCTTCTAGCGATGCGATGTGGCTCAACGCTGTGCGCAGCAGGGGGTCTACTGCCCTCTGACGAGGAGGGACGCCGAGCCACATCTATTACTGTGCCACTACGCTTGATGGCAGATTCAAGCGTCTTGGCGAAGTCGACATTGACGTTGGTGTTCGTCTGGTGCTTGCCATAGCCAAAGCGGTCCGCACGGTCGCCAGTGATCGCTACCAACTCCCTAATAGATGGTAGATCATTGTCATCGCGAGCTTGCGCAAGCCGCTCTTCCAACTGGAGTTCAGCCTCGACCATATTGCCGATAGCTACGTTTCGATACTCGTCTACTACCTCTCTAACTCTCGCGTGAGCCTCAGGACGGTACTCTGCAATTAGCTCCTGAAACTGCACGTCGTTGTGCAATTGAATGATTCGATTGAGAGAATAACCAGTGAGCTTCTGCACTTCCTTTGCCTTTAGCCCTTCGGCAAACAGAATCGCCACCCGATGATGCGAGTCCCTAAAGCGAAGAGCCGCAGACACCTTCGGTCGCGGCCCGCTCAGTTCCGCAAGGTCAGCCCTCGTCAACTCTCTGACAGGACCAATCTTTCTTTCTCTCGCAACTTTTCCTGGTCGAAGCACGTTATCCTCGGCAGTGTCACCACCATCTTCGGGTCTCGTTGGGCACGGAACTCTCTTTCCTGGTCTCGCCAAGTCCGCTTCCGCTTTCTCCCTTTGACCCAATTCCGCATAATCTAATCCCATCCTACACCATCATCCTATTCCCATTCTCTCGAAAAGTCAAGCGCCACGTTTTTTCATCTTGCCAATTCCCCTTCCCCATCTCCCGCCGTTAGGCTTGTTCTCTTTTTGTTCCCGATTCGAAAATTGCTCACAGTTTGCGCGGCATCTCTGCGCGCGCCCGAGCGAGCGAATTTTGGCCCCCACCCCCTCGTTGTGCGGCGCACAAAAAATGTTGGCATGGTTCTTGCGTTGCCAAACATTGTGCCAAGTAGCAATGCGAGCGGCGCATGGCAGCAATGCAAACAAACATGGCTGCCGCCACAATTGTGCCTTATTGTCGCCACAATCGGCGCTCAGACTACTTGGTGCGATGCAGCAATGCGCTGTGTCCTAACACAAAGGATTGACACCATGTCTATGACAGAAGCTTTTGCTGAAATGTCGAAAGAGGCAATGCTGGCCAAGATTGCCGCGTTGGAGACAAAGCTTGCAGCCGCGACAAAGCCTCGCAAGCTGACTATGAAGGTTAGCGACAAGGGCGCAATCAGCGTCTATGGTTTCGGCAAATGGCCAATTACGCTGTATCGACAGCAGATGGAAAGGCTATTGGATAGCGCCGACGATATCCGGGCTTTCATTGTTGCCAACGCTGATAATCTTAGCGTTAAGGATTAAGCTATTCACCACGCTATCGGAAAGGGCGCATTGTGCGCCCTTTCTTTTCGCCTCAGTTGTTCTCGTTCTGTTCAAAAATCCAATTAGAAGGGCGCTGGCGCGTTGGCCGAGATCGGCCGCTACCCCCGCCAAGGGCCGAGGTTCAAAACGCATCAGCGCCGCTCTAATTCGATTTGCGGGGTATCCGAAATCGCGCCTTGCCCCTGATCGGGCCTTGGCGCGCCTCTGTAAAGTCCCTGATAGCCTGATAGTCAATCAACGACAATGCCAATGAGTACGCCGTCAGCGCGTTTTATTCACGACACACACACACACACAAACCACAGTCTAAGGAACCGCCACCGACCCCACTACCTGAAGCCAACAACCATGAATACCGATAACCTACTATCAGGCTATCAGGGGAGTTGTAAGGATTACCAAGGACATACTAGAGGAGAGAGCGATGAGAGTAACAGACAGAGAGTTGAGAGAGCGTGAGGAACGGAGAGTAGCGATACGCAATGGGGAATGCCCTGATTGTGGTGGGAAGACTGTACCGACAACCCACCATAGCTCAGGGACAGAGTTGCCGACTAAGTATGAGTGGTTCAGATGTAAGGGTTGCGGAACCCTGTTTGGCACTAGCAACGTGAGGTGAGCAATGCAGATAGACACAGCTAAGTGGACCATTGCCGATATCCATTCTAGGAGATTGGCAGATAAGAAAGCGCAATTCCATTGCCGAGATATTAACACAGAGGAATGGCTAATCGTAGTGGCTGTGGATGATATCAGACAGGCAATGTATGATATGATGATGGAGAGGTGAGCCATGAATAATTGGATGGTTTACAAATAGGGAGCAAAGACAATGCCAGTATGCTTTCAACTAACTAGGATTGGCGAGATAGAGCCAGCCTATCTGACAGACGTTGACGCTGAGTTGTGTCAACAGTTTGAGATACCATTCTCAGAGCATACCTACGCTTACGGATGGTATGATGACATTGGCTTTAAGCTTGCCTTGGGCAAGTCGTGGGATGAGCTTGCAGATCAATATCAGAAATACAGTTATACCACTAGCCAGTATCAAGAGCATGAGCTAATGATGCTGAGGATGGTTCACTACTTGCGCCAACATTACGTTGTTGATGCTTGGCGAGAGCATAAATAAAAATAATTGACTTGGCTCAATCAAACGAAGGGAGCAAAGCTATGTATATCATCATAGTGCATAGAGCATATGATAGCTATCCCGAATACTTTGGGCCTTTCCAAACTGAGAGCAGAGCTAAGCAATATGGAAAGGAGATGCCAGAGGAATGGATATGGTCTATTGTGCCTATCACTGTGCCGAACTGCATTGGCGTTAGCTTCACTACCAAATACTAACGTCAATAAAAATAATTGCCTTGGCTCAATCAATCTCTGCCAAGGCAATGCTTCACACCGATTGAGCAAGAGTGACCAAGCGACGGTCTTGCTCATAAACTGTTCATATCGCTTGACTTTTCAATCGACCTGTGCTACCATCGTGGTACAGTCGGAGAGAGGGTATCCACCAATGCCTACCGAACTGGATAATCGAGACAAGCTGATAGCCAAGGTTGTCGATATGTATCGGCAATTCAACATTGGCTATGATCCTGCAATCTCTGTGCTTATGAATTGTGGTCTTAGCGCAGCGCAAGCTGATGCTAAGTTACTTGGCTACGTTGTGCCGCCAGGCGCTACCACAGACAATCAATAGGGGTCAACAATGAACACCACAGTGTCATTCACAATCGCTTGCCTTGTCATGTATGGGCTATTCTACTATTTCTGACAATACACTAGTAGCCATTCGCAAGAGTGGCTATTGGCGTATTGCCACGACAATACGAAGCCAGATGAAAGGAAAGACAAATGGCTGAGACTATTAAAGTACCTGTCGTGAAGGCTAAAGGACAAGTAATCGAGGTTGAACTCGATAAACTCCCTGATGAGGTATATAAGGAAATCCTCTTACAGGGCGCAAAGGCTGTGCTAAATCGGGGTATGACCAAGATTAGCTCAACCACCTATCCTAAAGAAGATGAACTCAAGGCTGCCGCTATGGAGAAAGCGGCTGAGAACCTTGAGGCAATGTACGAAGGCAAGATCAGGATTACAGGCGGTAAGGCAAAGAAGGGTATGGGTAAGATCAATACCGAAGCTCGTCGTATCGCTCGCAATCTTGTCAAAGACCTTATCAAGCAGAATGGTGGTAAGGTTGGCGACTATGAGAACAGCGAAATCTCTCGCGCTGCTCAAGAGATGATAGACGCGAACCCTGAAATCCTCAAAATGGCTGAGGAGAATATCAAGGCTCGCGAGAGTGAACAGACTAAGATCAAGTTCGATCTTAGCTCTATCGCAGTCTCCGATAAGAAGGTTGCTGCGGCTAAGGCTAAGAAGGAAAGGAAGGTGCCACTCTCTGCTACACAGGCTGGCATTGTCCAAGCTAAGGCGAAGCCTGGGACTCAGGCTACCGCTCACTAACTTAGCGTCCAGACTTGGCGCAGCATGGCCAGCAATGAGTAACGCTAGATGCATATAGCCCACAGGCTCAGGATCGCCATGTGATTTGTCTAAAGCCCTAGGGGTAATTCAGCCCCTAGGGCAGCTTAATCAAAGCAAGGAACTCTCCACCATGACTGATGAAATCACTACCACCAACTCAGGGGAGAATGAGGATATGTTCAAAATCCGTGATATGTTCTCCCGCGCTGCTGATGCTATCTTAGCTGCAACACAGTTGCGGAGAGATGTGACTGCGTTGCAAGATAGTGTTAACAAGCTATCCACCGAGCTTGAAGCTGTGCGTAATCATAACACTTGGCTAGAGCAACAGCTTGAGGACACTAAGAGAAATCGCGATGAATGGCGTGATCGTTGCTTCTCTGCTGAGAACTCTCTTGAACAGTCTCGTCAGGAAGTCTCTCGCCTTACCTCAGTCAATGAGGATCAGACGAGAACTATCCATGACTTGAATATGCTTGTTGAGCGTATGCGAGATGAGCAGCGAGAGACTGAGCATAAGCGAGATGATCTTGAGCTTGAGCTTATGTCAGTCAATGACAAGCTCAGCCAAGTCAGAGCAGTCATCGACGATGCAGGAAGCAAGCTCACTGAGCTTTTGTTCCCTGAGGAAAAGAAGGAGCCTGAGCCTACTGCTCAGGAAATTGTCCCTGAGCTTGTCTCTGCGCCGCCTACACCAGTCTTTGAGGAACAGATAAGAGACCCTGAGACTGGTCAGTTTGGTCCAAAGATTGCTCAAGGCTTCTAATACTCAGCCCCCACTATCTTGAATGGTAGTGGGGGCTTTTCTATTTATAGAGGCACTAACAAAGGGGGTCAAAGCATGGCAAGCAATCTTCCATCAGGAGTAACTGAAAGTATGATCCCTGGCAATACGCCAGAGGAACAAAGAGCCGAAGCTATCATGGATGAAATCTATGATATGCTAACAGACTATGTTTGGTCTGAGGAAGTCAAAGACGACATAGCACAAAAGATATACACTCTTGCAGGCAAACACTATGCCGAAGGCTATCAAGAAGGCTTGCATGATCAAGCCTTGAGTAAAACACTTGATGAGCTATCCAAAGACTAAGAGAGGTGCTTAAATGATAATGAGAAAGGAACTAGCTAAAGGGCTAGTCGCAGATTATGATGGCTTTGTCTTATGGCTATCATACACTGATAAGACTGGCGCGCACAATGTCATTGGCTTAGAGCCTTTCGTAATGATGGCTCTGTGTGACTTTCGCCGTGAGATAGTCAAAGCAGAGATGGCTCAAGGTGATGTAACGCCTGACTATATCATAAGCAAAGGAAAGCCTTAGACTATCCAAGCCCCGCTCTCACCAAGCGGGGCTTTTTCTTTTTCCACTTTCCCCATCTCACCTTTTTCTAACCCAACCTGCCAAACTTTCTTTTTCCATAAGGTCGAATCAGGGCCTCTCAGGGCTTCGTGAGAAAACGTAAACGTTGACTTTTCACTCAACCTGTGGTAGAATACTCTTTACAATCGGCGAGAGGAACCACCGCAATGCCTGATTGGAAACAAATCGAAAAGGCAATCGTCGCAATCGCCAAAGAACTTGGCGATGGCATCATTGAGCAGAACTCTAACTCAGGTGACACCATCTATGTCATCTATGAACCCACCCATATCAATCTCACCGAGCTTTCCAAAGACTTGGAAGAAAGGCTAGGATCATGAGCCTCTACAACGTCAAATCCATCGGTAGCGACACCAGCTATCAAATCACTAAGTTCGATGAGGACTTTGTCCCTGACACAACCTACGAAGTCTCTCTTAGTGAATGTTCTTGTCCCGCCGGCGTTCGACCAACCTGCCGCCATCGGCAAATGCTGCCAGAGTTCATTGCCGAAGGCACTATCGACACCAATAAAATGTACCGTTACGAGACTCATGAATGGATCAATGGTCCTGAGGTAGAAGCATGACCACCTTTGGTTCTACCGCCAAGCCGCCTTGGGCTGTTACTATGTGGTCAGATATGACCGCAATCTATATGGAACTACCTGTCAAAGATGGACCTCCATATATCCAAAAGCTACCGTATTCAGAAGCCGGTCTCTCCAAGGCTCTGAATATCATGAATGAAGCCTATCGCAAGAACCTATCGAAGATCGAGAACGCCAAACCTGTCAATGGCAAGCCAGCACCGCGCCATCCAATGATCAATGCCAAGCTCAAGCCTCGGCACAAGGATCAGTTCAGTGATGAACTACGAGCTAACGCCAGGGACGTGCTTAAGAAGCTAAAGCTAATTTAGGGAGAAAACAATGTGGCTCCTTCTAGTCTCTATCTGTGTTGGCTTAGCCTCAGCATCATGCAACTACATCAGCACAAACCAAATGTTCGATGACATAGCATCTTGCAATGATATCGGCAAAGCTATGTATAAAAGCACAGCACCGCACACCAGCGTAAGTAATTGGCATTGTATTAAAATTAGATAAGAAACTCGCCTAACAAACTTTCCTTGCAACAACTAATGGAGAGTGCAATGACCCTACCTAAGACCGCAGTGGCTGTCGCTCTGATCCTTGCGTCAGCCACTCCCTCTTTCGCTAGGTTCGATTGTGGTAGAGTACAACGTGCTTACTTTCATATCCGTGACAGAGCCTTCAACCTCGCCTTGCATTGGGCCGTGCTTCCGCATACCTACGCTCATCCTGGCGCTGTGGTTGTTCAGACTCGAAGAGGCCGCGCTCTTGGTGGTAGTCCTGGTGGTCACGTATCACGGATCATCTCTATCACAGGCTCTTGCACAGCCATAGTGGCTGATGAGAAGGGTCAATATAATCGCAACATATGCAGGAACTTAGTTGCGTATGTTGACCCGACAGCAAGAAAAGTCGCACAAGGAAACTGACGATGCCTCGCCCGACCGACTCTTACAGAGCAGCTAGAAGGAACCTTGCCCTTCGCATTGACAAGATGATGTGGTCATCAGCATATCATTTTGTTGCTCGGAGACTCGGTCGGGCGATCCAAAAGCCTGAACCTCCACCACCTCCACCACCTACTCCACCGCAGCCTAAAAGTTGGAGACGGATATGAACGAAGAGCTATATCTCATAGCACACAAAGTCCGTGGCGAACCTGCGTTCGACGTAGCGATTAAGATGCACGTTGATACTTTGAATGAAGATTTTTGGATCATTCCTACCAGTGGGCATAGGGCTTATCCATATTGGTTCATTCCCTTAAATGATCTTGCTGAACGATATGATCCAATTTGTGGATTCAACCAGCCCTCTATGCCCGAAGATACCATCGACCACTACAACACCACCGCTGCGCCAAAGGGCTTCGGCACTAAGACTTTCGAACATCTCCTTGGCCTCATTGGCTTGGAGAAGAAAGACAAGATCACCAGGAGATTCTAATGCAATTCTGCTGGAAGGAGTTCGGCTACGATATCAAAAACTTTAGAGAAAACAACTGCTATGGCTTGCGTGAGTTGGCGAAGGAAATCAAAGTCCACTATTCAACTCTAAGTAGAGCGGAGAATGGAAAACCAACTTCGGTTGTACACTTCCTTCGTCTATGCAAGAAGATAGGTGCTGACCCATTCTACTACCTGCCATGACCCACCAAAACGCAATACTTATTCTCGGAATCCTTCTCGGAGCCATGCTTGGCGCACCGTTAGGATTCCTCACCGCCTCATTATTCATCATTGGAGATAGAGATGAGCAAGATAAAAGATATATGGCTGGTGATAACCAACAAACTAAGCTACGATGAGTTAAAGATAGCACAAGCCACCACCTCTCAACTAGAAATCGAAAAGCTTGATCTATCTAGGCACCTTCGCTCCTTAGATCATCGTATCTTTGAGCTTTCTCAATGCACAAATCAATCAGCCATGCAGAAGATCATGGGTCCATTGGTTGATGAAATGATGGCAAGGAAGAGTATTGAAAGCAAGCGTATCACCAACCTTCTGCAACCAGAAATAGAAAAGTATGGAACATGAGCCTACCCACCCAAGGCGAAGTATTCGCGGAACTGACTGAGCATATCCGCAAGGCCCAAGAGAACTGCGCCACCCTCGCCCACCTAACCCGCGATGATGATAAGCTACGCTCGCAGGGGTGGCTTGCCATTAGCGAGATGTTTAAGCTCACGCTAAAGAACGTCACCACCTTAGCGATGAGGAAATATCAATGACCGAAATCCCCAAGGAAGCAATCGAGGCAGCATGGAAGGCTTACAACAGTGCTAATGGTCCAGGAGATTGTATGGAAGCCGCCCTCAAAGCCGCCGCGCCGTTCATGCAAGCAAAACAACACAAGTGGGTTCCCTCTCGTCTTGGTCATGGTGAGTCTATGTGTGAATACTGTTGCATAACCAATCGTGAAGCTGCTGTGCTTGGTCTGATGAATAAATGTACTAGCGCACCGGATGTCCCTACGAGCACCTTCAACGACGGCATCGAGGCAGCGGCGAAAGAGGTAGAGAAAATTCAGCTTGCTGACAGTTACCAAGGTAGCGGACCACTCGATCCGTTTAAGGCTTCAATCGACGCCATCCGCGCACTCAGGAAGGAATAGGCCATGCAATTCCAATTCTATTGGCCCTCTTGGTGGAAGCTCTGGCCCACCTATCACTCCACCCTAAGGCAACTCGATATGTCTGCAATCCCCAATGCTCCACTATTCGAGTGGCGTGATAACACCTTCTGCTTTGGCCCAATCCAATTCATATGGAGATCGGCACCGACACCAACGTAAGGACCATCAAATGGACGCTGCCCTAAAACCCACCGACGAACAAGTTGCTATTGTCGATCAGATTCTCGAGAACGATGGCAATCTAATGATCCGTTCTCTTGCTGGCACCGGCAAGACCTCTACCCTTGAGCTAATCCAATCTGTCATTGATATCAAGCCAGTCCTCTACGCCGTCTTCAACAAACGCAACGCTGACGAAGCTGAGGATAAGTTCCCTTCCACTACCACCATCCGAACTTGGAATGGCCTCGGCCATCGAGTGTGGATGAAGTCAGTTACCAACAAGGTCACGCTTAACGGAAAGAAGATTGCCGAGCAGCTACGAGAGCTTATTAAAGAGGCTCCAGCATCAGCCCAAGGCCCACTATGGGACGTGTTTTGGGAAGTGATTGCAGCCGTAGGCATGGCGAAGTCAGTAGGCTACGTCCCCGAAGGGAAATACCCTAACGCTCGCCGCCTCTGCACTCGTGAAGAGTTCCACCAGCGTCTTGAGGAAGAACCTGATCCTCTTGTCTCTGACCTTATCGATCAGATGCTCTTCACCTCAATCAACCACGCTTACAAAGGCTACATCGACTTCAACGATCAAATCTATATGCCAGCACTCTTTGGCGGAACCTTCCCCAAGTTCCCATTCAGTATGTTCGACGAAGTCCAAGACCTCAACCCTGTCAATCATGTAATGGCTGAGAAGCTTGGTTCCGGTAGGAAGGTCGCTGTCGGTGACGATAACCAATCCATCTACTACTTTCGCGGAGCGATGGCTGGCGGAATGTCGAAGATGAAAGAGAAATTTGCCATGAATGAGATGGAGCTATCTATCTCCTTCCGCTGTCCAGAGGAAATCGTCAAGGCAGCCCATTGGCGAGTACCACAGCTAAAGGCGTTCAAACCTGGAGGACACTATGAACAACTTCAGCGACTTAACATGGCGACTATACCTGATGATGCTGCTATTATCTGCCGCAATAACGCTCCTTTATTTAAGCTTGCACTACGCCTACTCATGGCTAAGCGCAGCGTCTCTGTTGCTGGCAGTGATATTGGACCCAAGATTGTAGGCATCATGAAGAAGCTTGGTGATAGCGAGATGGATAAAGAATCGCTGCTTGCAAGGATCGAAGATTGGCGAGCAGAGAAGAAAGCGAAGAACTCTTCCACCGCTGACGATATGGCTGAGTGTATGAAGGTCTTTGCCTCCTACGGGGCTACTCTCGGCACCTCTATCTCCTACGCTGAGCATCTGTTCCAGCAAAGTGGGACTATCCGGTTAATCACTGGCCATAAGTGCAAGGGATTGGAATGGAACACAGTGTACCATCTCGATCCTTGGCTTATCGGTCTGGACGAACAGGAACTGAACCTGCGATACGTTATCACTACGCGTTCTCGAGATAAACTGTTTGAAATCAACTCTGTTGGAATAATCTAATGTCCCTCCCAACCTCTCATCGCGCCTACGTTGATTGCTTCGACGTTCTCGATAAAGCCATCGAGGACGACCTTGGCGTAAGGGTAAAGTTCGAAACCTCTGAGGAAGCAACCCACTTCCGCCTCCGCTGTCACAACGCTAGGAAGCTGATGCGGCAGATGAACACTAAAATCTATCAGGATGGTCATCCAATGCATGGAGCTTCGCCTTACGACCATCTTGTCATTAAAGTTCATTCTGATGGTTGGCTCTACGTTGAGAAGGTAACTGTCTTGGCTCAAGAGATTGTTCCCCTCTCAAAAGGTGAGCCAGAACCTGAGCCTGTTGAGATGCCCTTGCGCCCTACCTCTAGGAGATTCTAATGGCCATTCCAAAAGAAATCTTCAAAGAGATTCTCTACCAAGCGCTAGAGTGTGAAGTAGGGTTGGCGATTGAGACGGATGATAGAAGGTTCTTAGTTAGGAACCTTTGGAACGTAAGGAAAGAGCTTGCCGATCCCAATCTCGACAAGCTGATAATTCTACAACCAGCAAACGAAGGCGAAGTTTGGGTAGCACATAAGGATGCAGATGAATGACAACCACCCTCGACGAACTGATGAGGATCAATCCTCTTGAACTCACCGACCAAAATCTCGACGACCTAATCTCTTACCACCGAAAGAACCGAGAGAGAATCCAACTCTCTGGCGGAAAGGGCAGGGCCAAGATCGCCAAGCCTGAGGGAGCGAAGAAGAAGATCGACCTCTCTACTCTCAAGTTTGGTGAGATTGGTATGTCTGCACCGAAGGTGAAAGAACCTGCGTTGAAAAGGAGGTTCTAATGGATGCTACCACCAAAGCACCCTCACCATTCCTTCCTGGCACAACTATCCAATACGCTTGGGACTCCACAAGTCTCGGCTATCTAAAAACCTGCCCTCGCCTTTACTACTATCAAATGATTGAGGGCTACACTCCAAGAGAGGATTCAATCCACCTGCGCTTTGGCATTGAATATCACAAAGCTCTCGAAGAGTATGAAATCCTCCGCGCTGACGCTACTCCGTTTGAAGAAGCTATGCGAGAGGTTGTCCACAACACTCTGGTTCGCACAGCGGAGTGGGAAGAGAATCCTGACTCCAAAGCTGGGCGCTATAAGTCACGCGAAGCATTGATTAGAACTATTATCTGGTATCTTGACGAGTACAAAGACGACCCAGCTAAAACTCTCATCAAGAGCGATGGCACACCTGCTGTTGAACTCAGCTTTCGTTTCGAAACCGATCTTTGGGCAACCGACCACCAACCATACCTACTCGCTGGTCACCTTGATAAAGTCGTTAGCTATAACGATGAACTGTTTGGTATGGATCATAAGACTACCACCATTACCCCTGGAGACTACTACTTTTCACAGTATGCACCAAACAACCAAATGACGCTCTACACTCTTGCCACCAAGATCGTCTTTGGCGCACCAATCCGTGGCATGATCATCGACGTTGCTCAGCTAATGGTCGATAGTTCTCGCTTTGTTCGCGGCTTCACCTATCGCACCAACGAGCAACTCGACGAATGGGTTGCTGATCTCTCTTATTGGTTCGGCTTAGCCAAGAGTTACGCAGACTCTGGCTACTGGCCAATGAACGACACTGCCTGTAGCAACTATGGTGGCTGTCGCTTTAGAGATATCTGCTCCAAATCTCCAGGCATCCGAGAGCGCTTCCTGCTCTCGGGCTACGAGAGGAAATCAGAGGAAGAGAGATGGAATCCGCTCAAGGTCCGGTAAAGCCACTTCGTTTAGTTCTCAATCTAGGTAAGTACCGCGTAGCTAGTCGAGAGAATCTCCAAATGAAAATCGCCCTTGGCGGTTCCACGACTATGACAGTTACTCTACCACCACACGCTGACGTCCGTGAGGGCGATATCCTAACCCTATACACTGAGGTACTCTATGCCGAGCCTAGCAAAACACCAGTCCAGTAAATTCACCAAGCTAATCCTTCTAGGAGATTCTAAATCTGGCAAGACAGGCTCAGTCGCCTCTCTTGTCTGCGAAGGCTATAAGGTCCGCATCCTAGATATGGACAACGGTCTCGACGTTCTAAAGCAATTCGTTATGAAGAATTGCCCTGACAAAGTTGACAACGTCGAGTATCGAACCCTTCGAGATAACTATAAAGCGTCTCCGATAGGGCCGATTATCGATGGTCCGCCAAGGGCCTTTCCAGACGCGCTAAAGATGCTCGATAGATGGAAATACAAAGACGAAGATGGAAATGAGATAGACCTTGGCGATCCAGCTGAGTGGGGAGAAGATACAATCCTTGTTGTTGACTCTCTATCCTTTCTCTCCGATGCAGCCTTCGCTTTCCGAGAGCCTATGGCGAAGAAGGGCGACTCTGGAAAGTACGATATGCGTTCCGTCTATGGCGATGCCCAGGACGCTATCGAGAAGGTCCTCGATCAGCTAACCTCTGACAAGTTTTGCACCAACGTGATTGTCATCGCTCACGTTCGATATGTTGATAATCCCGATGGTACAAAGAAGGGCTACCCTGTCTCAGTCGGCAGCGCCCTTTCACCCACCATCCCACGGTACTTTAACACCGTCATAAGGTACAAGACCGTTGGATCAAAGAGAACGATCGAGACAGTCTCATCGGCAATGTTCGACCTAGCGAACCCAGCACCATTCGCTGTGCAAAACACCTATCCGCTAGAGACAGGCCTTGCCGATATCTTCAAAGTCCTTCGTGCGCAATCAAAGGAGGTGATGCCGAGTGGACCCAAACAACCAGTTTCCAACGATAAAACGCCAGAAAGAAAGGGGGTGATTACAGCTATCAAGCCTCTGGCTAAGGCAGCCCAGCAACCAAAACTTTCACGCAGAATCTAAACAGGAAAAACACAAATGGCTGATACATTTGCTTCTATCTTAGACAAACCGTCGTCAGAAGTCGAGCGTCCCAAGCCGCTACCGCAAGGGACGTATGTCTGCGTAGTCAAAGGACTTCCGCGCAAGGACAAGTCCACCAAGAAGGGTACCGATTACCTTGAGTTCACTCTGCAACCACTAGCCATCTACGAGAACGAAGCCGGCGAAACCGATGTGGACACAGAGGCTCTTGAGGAAATGGGGGGATTCGAAAAGAGAACTATTCGAGCCACCTACTACCTCACCGAAGATGCTCTCTATCGACTCAAGCAGTTTCTAATCGACTGCGGGATCGATCCTGAGGGCAAGACGATTGCGCAGATGGTCGATGAGACCCCTGGCTGCCAAGTGTTGGCGTCGCTTGTTCATGTTGCATCTGAGGATGGGCAGAACATCTATGCCAATTTGAAATCCACTGCTCCAGCGTGACAGCCATGACAGTTGGAGAAGATAGGGTTAGAGTGAACTTTAACCCAAGCTCAGTTACAGTGGTCGATGTAATCAAGATGAGTTCTGCTCAATTGATTGACCTCTGTAATGCGGAGAAAGAAAAACTAACTAGTGATCAATATGAGACACTTAGACTATGGTCACTAGCTCAAACTGCCTACGAAGAAGCTGCCATGTGGGCAGTTAAAGCTGCGACTGCGCCTGCGTGATGACAGAGTAACCTTCACGCAAAGCAGGCCCCCGACGCGTCTGGATGACCCCCTAGCGCGTCGGGGGTTTTACCACCAAGGAGAAAGCGATGGATCGAGACCCTCTACTCCAAGAGCGAGAGAAGACGCATGGATCATTTCAACGCAACGCTGAAATAAGTATTAAGCTTAAGCTTTTATTTAATGATTTTGGTGCTGACCGTTTCAAATATGTACACCAAGAAGCCCTTGGTATGATCGCCCTCAAACTCTCCCGTATCCTATCAGGCCAGGCTAATTTCAAAGACCATTGGGACGACATAGCTGGGTACGCCAAACTAGGAAGCGAAGCTTGTGACTAACATCGTCATCGTAGGAGAAGCCTATGGCGAACAGGAAGAGAAAGCACAGACGGCCTTTGTTGGGGCTGCCGGATACGAACTTAATCGCATGCTCGATGAGGCTGGACTACGTCGAGCGGACTGTTACGTTACAAATGTCTTCAATCGACGGCCCACGAATAACAAGATTGAAGCTTTCTGCGGCCCAAAGCAGGAAGGTATTCGGGGATATCCGCCTCTTACTAAGTCAGGATACGTTCGCAAGGAATATGTCCCAGAGCTTGAGAGACTAGCAGATGAGATTGTCTCGTACAACCCAAACCTAATCCTCGCCCTCGGCAACACTCCACTATGGGCTCTTGGCGGAAAGACAGGGATTACCAAATACCGTGGCGTTCCATTCATCTCAACCCACACAGCCACTGGCTATAAGGTACTTCCCACCTATCATCCAGCAGGTATCTTTCGTCAATGGAGCCACCGCCCAATCGCAATCGTCGATCTTATCAAGGCAAAGCGTGAGTCTGAGTACCCTGAGATAAGGAGGCCTCATCGTGAAATCTGGATCGAGCCGTCCCTCGAAGACCTCGAAGAATTCTATAATCGATATATCAATGTGCCACCTAAGAGAGTTTCGGTTGATATTGAAACAGTTGGAGACCAGATCACATGCATTGGTTTTGCTCCCACCCCCAGAATTGCGCTCGTTATTCCGTTCTATGACTCCAGAAGAAAGGGAAGACATTATTGGTTTGATAGAGATAGAGAGCGTCTTGCTTGGCTCTTTGTTAAACGAATTCTATCTGACAAAGACATTAAGAAGACCTTCCAAAATGGTGCGTACGACATTGCGTTCCAGTGGAGGTCAATGGGTTTAGAAACCTACGGTGCGGATGAGGACACTATGCTATTGCACCACTCGCTACAGCCTGAGAGTCTCAAAGGCCTCGGCTTTCTTGGCTCCATCTACACTGATGAGGGAGCTTGGAAAATCGAGAGGAAGGGGACTTCAACTATTAAGAGGGATGAATGAGAATCATCCACACCGACAAGGTTACACCCAAGGAAGTCAGAACCCAAGTCGAAAAGGATTGGGTTTACAACGGTCTCGATGCCTGTGTCACAGCAGAGGTTCTTGAAATCCTTCTCCCTGACCTCGACGAATACACTTCCAAGACATACGAGTTCGCCAAGGCTCTCCAGGCCCCTGTCTTAGAGATGCGGATGCGTGGCGTTCTCATCGACCAGAAACGCAAGCGAGAAGTTATCAACTCTTACTACGATGACCTCGATCGTTTAGAGCGCCAGTTAGATCGAATTGTCCTCGATGGTTGTGGAATGAGCAAGTTCAACTGGCGTTCCACCTACGACCTAAGGGAGTTGTTCTATGATCGCCTTGGAATTCCCGCTATACGAAAACACGGAAAAGTCACTGTTAACAGGGACGCTCTTGAACGAATTGAGTCTTACTTTTCTGCGAAACAAATTGTTGCTCATATCATCCTTCTTAGAGAAATTGGAAAAAAGATATCGGTCCTCAAAACTGAAATCGACCCTGACAATAGAATACGA